TGCATACTAACATGAGAATTTTCCATAAACTGTTGATCTTTGCACAGTCTATAATAGATCAATGCTCGTGTCTCTGTGAATCTTCTGTTGAGATACAAGAAACGTTTGTGTTCTAGATCAGTTTCCATTGTGGCAGGCCATGCCTTCACCATTGACGCTGTTACATATTCCCAATAGTTGAATACGCTGACTTTGAATTCCGGGGCTGTGTTTTGCACCATGATTTTTTGTGGTTCGGTTATTGCAATAAAATGCACACGTTCCAACGGTATACGGTTCTGCGTCAACAGTTTTTTATAGTTTTCCACAGCGCCTGCGGAGGTGAGTTCTGTTGCAAAAGTTATGATCAATCTTGTTTGATTGTTTTCGCGCAATCGTTCCAGGATCTTTGGTTTAAAAAGTTCTAGATTGTTGCGTGTTTTGTTTTCAATTTCGTGTTCAGAAACAAATGCCCAAGCAAATTGATCTTGGGAATATTCTATATTAAAAAAACAAGTTAACAAATTATGTATTTCTGAATAATAGTTCATTATATTCTTCCCGGTGCTGGTTTTAACCACTGACTCAATTCCGGGTGAAACTGTTGGCTTCTTTGGTGTTTGCGCTGTTTTAAAACCTTGAGATTGTGTTTTGCATAGACAAGTTCTCTGGAGAGAAATCTGTTCCAATCCGACTCAGAACTGCGGGCCAGTTTCTTTACATAATCTGCAAACTGTTCTGCTCTAGTGCAGAGATCCTCCACACTGTCGAATTCGGGTATACTGGAGAATTTATAGCCTTGTGCTTGTAGATTTCGATAGTAGTGTTGTACACCAAATACCACAAACGGTTGACCTGTGGCCAAGGACCTATAGAGTTTTTCAGTGGGCATGAATGCTGCGGCAGGGTGATTAGGATGACTTTCCACTATCACACTAACAGATGAATTTTTATAAAAACTCAGCAGTTGATTATTCCGGTCTCCGAAAAAATCGTAGTCGTAGGCTTCTTGATTGTTTTGCAAAACCGGCAGTGTGATTCTATTGTAAAATTTTTTTATTTTTTCAAAGTATGGTAGATGTTTCAATCCATTCATACAAATTTGAAAATACTGTTCTTCATCGATTCTTCTATCCCAGTATGCTCCTCTGTGCATACTGGCATGTGAGTTGTTTTGAAATTCCAAGTCCTTCCACAGTCTATAAAAGATCAATGCACGATCCGGCGAGCATCTTCTGTTGAGATAGAGAAAACGTTTTTGTGGTAGTGCATTGCTGCGTTGGAACGGCCACGATCTAACAATCAACTGTGTAGCGTGTTCCCAATAGTTGAATACACTGACTTTGAATTCTGGCACGGCTGCGTTGAACATCTGCTGTTGTGGTTCTGTGGCTACTACAATGTGTATCTGTTGTAGATCAATGTTTAAATTTTCAAACAGTGTTTTACATTCCGATGGATATTCAGATCCTACAATTTCCAGTATACTGCTTACAATCAATCTACTGGCGCGGTCTGTGTTTAGACGTTCGACAACACAACTGTCCAATGTACTGTGGCCGTTTATTATCTGAGTTAGTGCATGTTCACTTATAAAAATCCACTGGAAGTCATCTGTGGATTTGGTTACATTAAACAGTTTGTAAAGTCTATCGCCAGGGTCTATTGAGATTGAGTTCATTCAAACTATATTTATAGACTCAACTGTCTCCGAGGTTGCTCAAGAACTGTCGTAGTTTGGTGCTGTCAACTTCTGCATTGACTCGACCTGCTGGTGTGCCGCGACCTGGATCTGCTGGTTCATCTGGGGCTTTTGGTTTTGCTGCTGAACGTTTTAGTTGTTCATACACAGAACTTTTCTGCTGCGGCCCTGCACCCGATCCGTCATCTTCCTGTTCACAATCTGTGATACGCAGTGTTTCAACATTGAAGTCTAGATCTATCTTTGTGCCCACACCCGAACTGCTACGTGTCTTCATAAGTTGCAGTTGATAGCGACCGCGTTCACGCATTGCTCTGCTGGTAAAGATACCAAACAGGTTATCCGCAGTGTTGATCTTTGAGATACCACCCGAAATGTGGCTGTGGTCAAATTCAATCTCTTCTACTGCGCCTCTGTTGAGTTGGCTTGCTGTTACAAACACACAGTTCAATTCCATTGCTAGGTTACGCAGTTCTTCACTGACATACTTGTCCTTGACGAATAGATTTTCAGCACTGACCTTAACTGAAATTGGCATCATAAGATCCAAGTAGTCCACCAGTATTGCGTCCAAACGCTTCTTGGTTTTGATTTCATATTCTTTGATATAACTGCGTAGATCGTTTGCAGTCTTACCGGTGGGCATGTACTTGACCTGCATAGCACCCGACTTCTTGCCGATCATCCGGACTTTCATTTCGACGTCGTCAATGCTCTTGAAAACATCACGTGTTGGAATATCTGTAACCATACTATCAATACGCATACTAACTAGATTTTCTGACAGTTCGAAAGTTAGATACAGTACGTTCATACCGTTGAGCGCCCAGTTAACGCCCAGATTAGCCAAGAATAAACTTTTGCCTGCACCCGAACCGCCTGCAAAGATGTTGAGTTCACCTCTGTTGAATCCACCAAACAGTTTCTTATCAAGACTGGGCCAGCCTGTGCTTACCTGTCCGTTTTTGTCTTTGATGGCTTCCAATCTTTTTCGAGGATCGCGGAAGTAGTCTGTGCCTAGATCTTTTTGCAGTCCGATCTGTACTGCTCGCTTAACTAGATCTTCTACTGGACCGTATTCGCCTTTTTCCAGCAGGTCGGCACTCTTTAAGATGGCTGCTTCCAATGCTTTGTGACGTGCAAAGGTTTCGAACTCAGCAAGCAACCAATCATAGTGTTCTATTTGCAGTTCGCCTGGATTGATCAGTCCAGACTTTGTGGTAGCATTGACCATTTCAAACGTGGGCATGGCATTGTGATCAGTAACGTAGTCATTGATGAACTTTGCTGCTGGTTGTAGTTTGCGATCAAAACTCTTGTCATCAAAAACACTTTGACAGCGCACAAACGTTTCTGCGTCTGTGAGCATCATTTCAAGATATAGTTTTTGTATATCGTATCCGTAGTCAGTGTTTTGTCTGGTTGTCATCTTTTATTTCTTTTATATTGGAAGTGGCTTTTAGGCTACCGCAGTTGCTACAATAACAAATTGTAATACAGTATTTGTAATTGTCAACAGCAAGTGTTTGATTATGTTTCTAGGACAGCAACCCATCAAAACACACGTACTCCGTAGTGTTGTGCAAAATCTCTAGCCTCTCTCCAGGTATTGACCATCGGCCGACCTTTGATGTTGAGACTTGTGTTCAACAGCATAGGGCAACCGGTCTCTGCATACCACTGTTCCAGTAAACGTCTAAAACCCGGGTTGTCTGCTTTGCCCACTGTTTGCACTCTGCTGGTACCGTCGTGGTGTACAATTGCTGGAAATTCTTCCGGGTATCTGCAATGTGCAGTGTATTGCATGTAAGGGCCCACGGGTCCGTCGAAATATTCTTCTGCGTGTTCTTCAAGTATAGCAGGTGCAAATGGTCTAAACTGTTGACGCTGCTTGATGTCATTGACCCTGGACTTGATATCTGCGCCACGTGGGTCAGCCAGTAGACTGCGATTGCCCAAGGCTCTAGGTCCAAACTCAGCAGCACCATTGGCCACACCTGCAATGCCCACAGTTTTGAGTTCTTGGATCAATTCTTTTACAGGGTAGGGTCGGTTGATTGTGAACCCTAGATATGGACCCTGCCACTCAATTGGCTGTTGATACTTGGCCAACACTGCACCCACACTGGACCCAGAGTCGCCTGGATTGGGCATGATCCATACCCTGTTCCAATCTTTATAGATAGTGCTGTTAGCAGCACAGTTTAGGGCACAGCCGCCCATTAAAACTAGATTACCCGAAGTAGATTTCCACCTAGCCCAGTTACTGATTATTTTAAGAAAGTACTGATAAACTGCCTGGGTAGCGGCAGCAATGTCAAAGAGGTCTTGTTCTGTGTTGAGATCCAGTCGCCAACCTCTGCACCCCCGATGAAGATTGTTTTTAAAAACAATCCTAGGACTGTTATCCGGATCAATATGTTGAACAAAGTCTTGCATGATGTCGTTGAACAGTCTGTGGGGGTTGCCGTATGCTGCCATACCCATAAGGATATATTCATCCTCGTTGGCTTTGAGTCCTATACGGTCAGTCATAGCACTGTACCACAGACCAAGACTGTGTGGATAACGTTGTGTATAAATTCGTTTTAGATCCGTGCCCTTGCCTTCCCAAATGCTGAGAGTTTCGAATTCACCAATACTGTCTAGAACAACGACAGTGGCAGAATCAAAACCACTTGTAAAATATCCAGCACTAGCATGGCTACAATGATGGTCAACAAATGATACAGGAGCGTGGATGCCATAGTCAAGCAGATAATTGCGAATATTGTTTTCTTTAGCCTGCCACCCTTGCCCTGCCAGAAGTTGTCGAATTGTTTTTTTGTATGGTTTTTCATACCAGACAACTTCGTCAGGTTTGCCAAAATTATTGACGGCATATTCAATCAATCCATCTCGAAATATCGAATGACTACAATGCAGATTAGGGTCGTTTTTTATACCACTAAATCTTTCACTGTGACTTGCAAATTCTAATTTTAATTTGTTTGCATCTTTATCAAACACTGCTAGTGCAGCATCGTGACTGTTAGCACTAATTCCCCAAATTTTCATTTGTAAATAAACGGATCTTTCTTACGTAGTTCTTTTAGTTTTTTGCGAAAACGAATTTCATCTACAGTCCACGTAATGGGCCATAGTATAATGTTGATTATTTTGCGTACCATTTTTTTGCTCTCAATCTAATTTTAAGTGGCGACGACTCTGCTGCCGCTACAATACTGTACAGTGTATATAGTCTTCCGTATTTTATCACGGCGTCATTTACGTCTTTGATCTCCGGTGACCATTCAGGCATACTAACACTCCACCCTCTGGCAATAGCCTGTTCAACCATTCCAGCACCGGTTTCGTCTCTGTCGGGTAAAACTATTGTGTCTTTGTTCAAACGATCAATCAGCATTGCCTGTTGATCATTTATCTCTGCTCGCATAACAGCAACTCCGTCAATGTGCAGTGCATCAATAGGACCTTCCACAACAATACAGAATATTTTTTGTGGGCGTTGTTCATCTAGATTAAACACAAACCCCGGCTGTGATTCTGTAATGTATTTGGGTTTCTTATCAGGGGTAATAGTTCTAGCAGTCCATCCTACGGTTTTACCTTCATAGTAAAAAGGAATTACAAATCTATCTCTGTATCCAAGTTCTGAACTCCAATAAAAATTGTAATCAGCATCCAAATGCAATTGACGTTTTGCTAGATATTCTTTTATAGGTTCAAGTTTTTGATTGTCAGTGATATCTGTGATCTTGATGCTGTTTGGTGGAAGTTGAACTTCTTCAAAGACAGGCAAGTCTACAAAGCGTTGTTGTACTTCAATGCCTTCGTTGAGTTTTAACACTTCCAGCGATAACCGGTTAATAACATCGTCAGGAACGTTTAACCAACTCATCAATTGTTTAAACTTATAAGAAACATTTCTTCCAGGTTGCCAACTGGCCTTGAATCCGCAGTTGAAACAATGATAGGAAAACGTGTCGCCTTCTTCTCTAACACCACCACGCATACGTGTATCAGCAGACGTACCATTGTGTACACAGCACGGAGCATTGATCGATGTCCATCCGCTGGGCGTGGTTTTACGCTTTGCAGGCATGAAGGTCATTAGTGTTTCGGACACGATGCTCATGCTACAATAATAACACGACCTATCTAAAAGTCAATCAGTTTCTTAGCAGTATCTTGTCTACAGTTGCAGTTGGGTCTGCATTAAACTTAAATCTAACATACGAGTAAATGCCGTTGAAATTTACCGGCACAGGTTCTGTTTCGCTGCCAACGAATGTTAGTGTATCAACATCCGACCAGTTGTTGGCGTTTGACAGTTGATTGTCCAATGTTGCTTGTACAATGACAGTACCAGTATAACCGTTTGAGTATACAGCCGCAGTATGTAGTGTTGAATATTCTGATAATGCAATAGCATCTTCGTTGTCACTGCTGCCTACCCAATAGGTGCTTTCTGCAAAAAAGTTTGTAACTTCTGTTGTAGCACGAGGTCCGGGATACGCACCTGCATTGATATACATGATACCCGAAGTTTCAAAATTTCTGTTTGAATATGTTAAACTGGTGTTGTTGTTTAAATCTTTGAGATATACGTTGTAGTGTAGGTATTGTTGTTTAACATCTCGCAACTCGTTGTCTGTGAGGGTAACTTGGAATGTGCCTTTTAGTTGAGATGCAGTTGAGTAGTCGTCAGTTACTGTGCATTCTTTTTCCAGTACCATGCTTTGATTTTCGTCAAACAATACTATCCATACACTGTAGCCTGCAAGTGATACACTTTTTTGATCAGCATTTAACAGTTTAAATTGTATGGTATTATCAATATTTCTATATACTTTTAAGTTTCTAGTATACACAGGTCTATACTCCACTACGAATCCGGCTTCATTAGATACTAGAATTATTCTATCGTTAAATAAATATCTAGGGATTAACTGCATACCGATTCCTCATTACAGATATATTTATGGTAAAATGTTATTAAAAGAAATAGAAGAACAATTTCCTTACGTTAGTGTTGTTGCTTATGGCGGCGGCGAATATGTTGGAATCATATCAAATCAAGATCAGTACGTTACAACAATGTTTGTTTATACAAATTTGAAATCAGATGATCACAAAAAGTTGCTGTTGGATCTAGGCGAAGTATGGTGGTGGGAGTCAAATAGATTGATTCCTATTAACACATTTCTCAGAAGAGAAATTGAACCTTTGCGTTATTGTATGATGACCATGAACAGCAAAGATGTTAAGTTAGTCATAGGGCATTGCGTTAATCTTAACAATCTAGCACTGAAACGAGTAAAACGTAAAAGTGTTCAATTAATTAAAAAACTTAGATAATATTTTCGCATAATAAATTTAAATGTACTACAACTGCTGCCGCGTAAGACACAGCATGGGCCTTTTTAAAGTAGTACTGATCATTCGCTGGCTTTGTCCAAACTTCGCTTTTGATCTTTGCCCAACTTTCATTTAGCAAATATCTTTTAGCCGGTCTAATAATAGCCAACGCACATGCCAATTCTTCAATGTTAGTGGGCTTTAACGTTCGTAGAATATCACCATGACCAGATACATGAAACAGTTGATCTACCATTTCATTGTGTTGTAACAATTCCCAAAGTGGTTCACGGTTCAGCAATTCAGTTAGGTGTTCTTCGTCTTTAACATCCTTGTAGATATTAACGTTTAGAAAGTCTAGTTTAAAGTACCCACGTTGATCAGCAGTTTTATAATCAATAGTTGCAACGTTATCCAATGGATTGTGTGGCACCGGAGTAACATAGATTCCGGTGTTGTGTTTTTTACCAGTTTCTAGTGCAGCCACGTGATGTGTGAGTTTTGACAAAATTATATCGCGGTTTGGAAAGTCAATATCGATATCCATTATAGTTTTGCTTCTCCTGCAATCTGCTTGACCAGTTCAACATCTTTGGGTTGTCGTTTAAAACGCAAAGACCAGTGTTCTGGATTCATAATATAGTATACCATGGTTAGTTGTTCGTCGTTAAATTTTGCAAGCATTTCTTTTCCTGACTTGCAGTTTAATATCAGCCACGGCGATATCTTACCGTCTTTGATATCGTATGTTGCTCTGTTTAACGAAACGTTGTTGAAATAATTATTCCAAGAGTTGTTGTGTGTTTCTGCCCAATCAACCATGGTATTAACGCTACGCTCAAGTGCAGTTTCAACACCTTCTTTCATGATTAGTTCAACAGCGTATTTTTCATACATTTCTTCTCTGCACCAATGGTCGAGTTTAACGCCACTGGTTACAACATGGTCTATGTACTTTTCGGGGTATAATGGTCTAACATTGGATAAGAAACTACCAAACTTTACAAACGCATTGTAGAAAGAACTTTTACAAAATTCTTCGTAGGTTTTGATGCCTTTGTAGCCTGCACTCAGTTGATAGAATCTTACAAATGTTTGATAGCCCAGTTGAACACGCTTTTCGTCTTTTTGTAAATGTCTACGCTTTTGTTCACACATATGTACAAGGAGAGTTTGCTCCTTGCTGTAGCCTGTGCCGCAGTATTCGCATACATAGGGCTTAGATGTCAATTTTTTCGTAGCCGTGTTCTTTGGCAAGTTGTTTGATTTCTTCTTTTGTAGATATTCTAGCAATTAGTTCAACCTCGTCTAGTTTTTTGTCAGGGTAAAGTTTCATTAAAAATTGTACAGTCTTCGAACTGGAATCTGCTTTTCTATCTAGTTTAATCCATGGATGAAATTCTTTTTTTCCTGTATTGCCCGAAATGCATAGTAATTGCCATTGCAGTTTTGGATGATTTGCTCCCAGCACTGCCCAGTTCTTATTGTAATATTCATTAACTTTAAAGACTGCTAGTTCTTGTTTGTCTCTACTACCTTTAACACTACTAACATATCTATTGAGATTCCAAAGGTCGCCTTTGATATCTTTTTGTCCGTTTTCGTCAGAGGCATCCCACAACTCTTTGATGCCCAAGTCAATTGCTGGCATCATGTCGTCGAAGAGATCTATGTATTTGTTTTTTCCCATAATTTCAAGTCCTCCGGTGTGTTAATCTCAATTCCATCAAATTCAACTTCAACAACACCAATTTTGATACCGTTTTGAATCCAGCGCAATTGCTCAAGTTTCTCAGTGTCTTCTTCTACAAACTTTTTACTTACATTATAGTATGACTTAGCAATTCTATTATAACCGTAAATTCCTAAATGTCTATCACCATATGACAACGGTGCTCTTAAAAACCAATGGGCTCTGCTTCTGTTGTGAATCATTTTAACAACGTTTGGATTTTGACGATCGTTAACATCCATAGTAGAATATGCTGTTGCAACATCCGAAAATGTTTTTAGTTCTATGTCAATTTTCATTAACATTTCAGCAGTAACATCGGGCATGTCGCCCTGTACGTTAATGTATCGATCATATTGCAATACTTCGTCAATAACTTCCATACAACGACTAGTACCGTTTTCGTGATCAGTACTGGTCATTATTACTCGCTTTTTTGGAAGAATGTCGGCAATTTCTTGGCTATCAGTAAGCACGTAGGTTTCATATCCAAAGTTCCAACATTTATTAAACACGTGATGAATCAATGGTTGGCCATTAAGATTGGCCAACATTTTTTTTGGAAACCTAGTACTGGCTAATCTAGCCGGAATTAAAACTGCTGTGGTCATTTATATAACACAAATACGCCACGGCGATTCTGTGACCATGCAACTTCATTTGAACCTAGTACCGCCGGCCGTTCTTTTCCAAAACTAACTGTTTGGATCCTATTAGCATCAATACCTTTAGCAACAAGACTATCTTTGAGTGCCGATGCACGTTTTTCTCCTAGGTACAAGTTATATTCTCTTGTTCCGCGCTCATCTGCATGACCTTCGATAGTCACAGTATATGCAGGGTAATCCTTCATAAACTTTGCTACTTCGTCAATAAGTGTATTACTTTCAGTAGTAGCAATATATCCATCATAATTGAAGAATGCACGAGAATGCCCAATGTCATCTCTGCGTGTCATTTCATCAATAACCGACTGTAGTTCAACCATTTGTTTTTCTAAAACTTCAATCTGTGTTTGAAGTTCTGACTTGTGGCCAGTAATGGAATTGTTTAGTTGTGTTACAGCATCGGTGATTTGATCGTTAACATAAGTCTTAATATCTTCTGGTGGTGCAGTTTGTGCAATTGCTGCGGTGCCTACAAGCATAGCAGCGACAAGTGTAAGTTTTTTCATTGTGTTCTCCTGTTGTAATTAAAGTCGTAAATTTCTTTTACTATTTTATCAAAGTCGTTTAGTTTTATCATGTTTGGACCATCGCTGGGTGCATTGTCAGGATCAGGGTGTACTTCTAAGAAGAAGTTACTAACACCCATAGCACTGGCTGCACGACACAGAGGCTGTACATAAGCACGATTCCCACCACTGGAGTTTCCTTGGCCGCCGGGTTTTTGAACAGCGTGTGTCGCATCGAATATCAACGGTACGTTATAATTATCAAGTATATACTGCATCCCAGTAAAGTCAACCACTAAAGTATTATATCCGAAGCTAGTTCCTCGTTCTGTTATCCAAACTTCTTTTGCAGGTTCAGTCTTACTTAAAATTCCTGCCACATCCCAAGGTGCAAGAAACTGTCCTTTTTTAATATTAACAATTTTTTTACTCTTACATGCTGCATGAATTAAATCAGTTTGTCTACATAAAAAAGCAGGTATTTGTAGTACGTCAACTGCATCGTCATACCCCTCGGTGATCATCATAATATTAGCAGGTGAATGAACATCTGTCAATGTTTTCAAGTTGGATATGCGAGATTTTAATTCTTCAAAATCTCGCATAGTGGAATGTAAACCTTGTCCACGAATTCCGTTGATGTGTGTTCTATTTGCTTTATCAAAACTGGCTTTGAAAATATATTCAATACCGTAGTCATCGCAAACTGCTTTACAATGTTGTGCAATTTCTAAACTTTGAGCGTATGATTCGTGTTGGCATGGGCCGGCAATTATTTTCATATTATTTACTTTCTCTACAAATGTAGTAAATCATTTTTAATTTGTCAAGTTCGTTTTTAAGTGTCTGATGTTTTTTTGCTAGTTGTATCATCTCTTGCCATTCAGAAAATGAAAATATATTTTCCATTGCAAGCGAGTCTGCTGTACCACCTATTACCCATCTTGGTATTGTATTGTGCGGCGGATCTCTGTATCTAGCATATACTGTACCGTTTACTCGTTCGTAAATAAGTGCTGCACCCGGAATTAATTTTGTCATTTTCGCATACCATTAAACACAGTTGTTTTAACTTTTTCGTTATCTTGGTCGATACTGTTAATCAAGTTAAAATTTAAATTATGATCGTTGAGTATTGATATTAATGCTTTGACGTCTTTTGGCAAACACATTCCACCGTAACCTCTAAGATTATTATTTACATCTAGATATAAGTCGTTTGATTTTCCAGTAAGTATATAGGAATTTTTAACCAAACTATAATCGCAATTAAATTTTTCACAAACTTCGTACATGATATTTGCAAATGTAATTCTAAGTGCTGCATATACATTGTTAAAGTATTTTAAAATCTCTGCTTCTGTTGGTGTTAGTTGTTTAGAATTTTTTGGTAAATGTCCGTGAGCAGAAATAATCTTTTGATAAACATAAACGTCATTTGTTCCAACAGCCAACAGTTGATGATTATTAATAAAGTCGTCTGCTGCACAACGTTCTCTTAAAAATTCTGGAACAAAGCAAATTATTAAATTTGGATATTTTTCAATTACTTTTTCAGTAAATCCAGGAGTTACAGTACTTCTTATTGCAATAATACCGCTGTATTCTTTTTTATTCAATTCGAAAATAACTTCTTCAACAATCGATGTATTGCATTTGTTAGAATCGTCTGTGGGAGTTGGAACACATAAAAATATAATCTCAGTATCTAGTACGTTATTGAGAGTTGTATCAAATTTAATGTCATGGCTCTTAACCTGATGACCCAATAGTGTAAATCCTGCGGCATTTGCACTGCCTACAATACCCATACCAACTATTCCAATTTTCATAATAAACTTTCTATTGTTTTTTTTAACCCATTATACAGTGTTGTATACTTTGTAAATCCTGTTAACTTTTGAACCAGTGCAGTGTCCGGACAACGTCTTGTTACACTGCCTTTTGGCGAAGGATGCACAGTTAACAAATTAGGATCAACACCCATGATTTCCATGATAATTTTTGCAACAGTACTTATTTCAATTTCATCCTGGTGTCCTACGTTGACAATACGATTGCTATGATTTAAAATCAATTGATGAGTCATTTCAATTGCGTCGTCGATATAGCAAAAACTTCTAGTATCATTACCGTTGATATAATACTCTTGTTTTTTTACACGCTGGACAAATTCTGATACAAAATGATCTTTTTGACCAGGTCCGTAGATATTGAAGTAACGAATAACCAACCAAGGCATGCCGGAGTTAATAACAAGATTTTCTCCTAGTGCTTTTGGGATACTGTAACTCCATCTTGGATTTTCGATGTCCTGAAATAATATAGGAACACGCTCGTCAGTGGGTACAGGATAAATCCCCGTGTCTACTGCACCATTAAAAATTTCGCAGGTGCTGGCAAACACAAATTTAGTGTTGGTATTCCTGTACCGGTCAACAAGATTAAATGTTGGCAATGTATTATTAAATGCAACTTCTACGGGCTGTTCATAAAACAGTTTGGTTCCGTTAGTTGCTGCCAGATGTACAACTACGTCAACATCTGGCAAAGTCTGCACAAAGTTGCAATCTTTTAAATCTTGATGACTTTGAAGATCGCAGCCTATTGCATCAGGGTATACTCTATTATAATAATAACTTCCGATGAAACCTTGGTGACCGGTAACAAGATATTTCATGTTAACCTATAGTGGTTACGTTTAGTTTTTTCTTTAGGTAGTTTAAGAAGAGACCATACAACGGTAGGAACACTAAGAATCCAATTGCAATTTTAATACCCACTTGTGAGTGTGCAACTGAAACCCAGTTTTCAGACATAAATGCATCTGCTGAACCATGGAAGGCTACTGAGAAGAATGTGTATGTATCAATGATGGTTGCTGCAACAGTTGATATTGCAGGAGCAGCCCACCAATTGTCAGTCCAACGTTCTCTAATGTGTTGGAACACATAAACGTCAAGTAGTGTACCAACTGCATAAGCAGTAGCACTGGCAAAGCCGATACGTAGTGCAACACTTTCAGGAGCACCACTTGCTAACACAACTGCGATAGAAGCGATAATCGCAAATGGGTAAGCAAACGCAATAGTTGCTCTTGCTGTTTCTTTTCCTAGTAGTCTAACAGTCAAGTCTGTTGCAAGAACTACTAGAGGGAATGTAAGTGCCGACCAACTAATAACAAAGCCTGCTAGTGTAAATGTGCTACTAACAATTGCGTTCGAAATTGTAATAATAGCAACATGTAATAGTACTAATTTAATTAACATTGACCTATCAATGTTTTGTAATAATCCAAACATCATGTTTCCTTTATATTTTGGTGCCTATTGTACGACGAACAATGTCATCGTGGTTAAACTCGGCCCAATATAGTTCAAAGGCGACACCGTCTTCTAAACCTTCAAACTGATGTATCTTGCCGGGCTTGACTTGCGTAAAGTCTCCGGCGCCGAGTATAGTCTCATCAACTAGACCTTGCTGGTCTGCGTCTTGCCAAACACGGATTAGCATTTTGCCTGATTCAACAAAGAATCCGTTCCATTTAAATCTGTGTTCGTGTTCGCTGCATTTGTATCCTGCTCGAAATTCTATACGGTGAAATTCCAGTACACCGTTGGCGTGGATAAGTTCGGTATTACCCCAAATCTTTCCTGCTTTAATTCCCATTATAGTAATCTCCCAAAATCAATAATTTCGCTCTGTCTGTTGATGTCTTTTACAAAAAATGCACACAACGGATTGTCACCGTTGGTAATAGGTATACTTAACAGTTGTCCGTTACGCATTTTTGGAAAATACCATTTTACATCATTGTAAAAATTAAGTATTTCTATTCTACCAAACTGTGGATAACTTCCGGTTAGTGGGTTAAAAAGAAATGCTTCAAACCCTCTATCATTTAAACTCGTTAAGGGTAATACTTCTAAATCTGATCCTGCGTCACTGCATCCTACAGCAATACACCAGTCTAGAGGCATGGTAATTTCGTGACCGTTAATTTCTAATACTATTGCAGGACTGTTAAAACTTTCTAGAAAAATTAGTGGGTTAAAAAAGAAATCCGGATCCAAAGGATTACTGTTATCTAATACTGCAAATCTTACTGTTTCTTCTACGGATTCGGGTAAACGATTTAGTGAAAATGTTTTGTTCTCAAGTGTTAAAATTCTCATTTTTAGTTATTAATTCCAATCAATCTTTTCGAGAGTAAACGGGTATTGAGCTTCTGCGTAATACTTTTTACGTTGAGCCAGATGCCGCTTCGCAAACTTACAAGTACTTGTAAGATCCCATATCTGTACGAAGTCTTTATCTTTTGCCTTTCTAACGCCTCTGCCTATTGATTGAATAACACGTACAAAACTTTTGCCCGGCTCAAACAGTACAAGATTAAATATGCGTGGTATGTTAATACCAACTGCTGCCACGCCATAGGTAGCAATAATAACCATGTTGGTAGCGTCTTGTACTTCGTTGTATGTTTCTTTACGGTCTTTGGTTTTTACTGCACCGTTGATAAACACAGAGCCAGGAATAAGTTTTTGTAACTCTACGCCTGCTGTAATTCTGTCTACTAAAATAAGTGTGTTGCCTGAATCTTTAATTTTTAATAAAAGTTTGCTGATGTAATCTAAACGTTTTTCGTCTGTTACAAGATACTTTAATTCTGCCTGATAATCTCTAAATTCTTTGGTGTCAATCAACTGACATATGTTAACATGACATGCAGACAAGATACCCTTGTCTTGTAATTCTTTTGCAGTCACAGATCCTATTACTGGACCAAGACTTGCTAGTATACTTTGGAATTCATAATCCTCTTTTGGAATAGTTCCAGTCACTCCCCAACGTATCGGGCAGTTGTTCAAGTTCTGTGTTAGTATTGCTTTTAATACTTCTGCTTTTGCTTGGTGTACTTCGTCAACAATAACTGCACTTACACCATCTAAAAACTCGTCCAATCCAAATGTGCTTTCGCCATTCTTATGACGTTTTTCGAGAATGTTAAGACTTTGCCATGTGCATATAGTGTGTGTCTTGCCAAAGTCTTTTCTGTCACCGTAATATACACCAACATCTAGTCTACAATTTTTGTAGTCATCTTCGGTTTGTTCTACTAGACTTTTGTTAGGAACAATTATCAGTGTACGTCCGTATGGTTCACAAACTTTTGATAATGTTGCTGTGGTAATTGTTTTACCAGCACCAGTTGACACTTCTTGTAAACTTTGTGGATTCTCCAAGAACCGATTGATAACTTCTACTTGGTCATCTCTTAGCCTAACAGGTTCGCCTTCAAATCTGTGTCCTTTTGGCCAACATACGTCTCCCCAAAATTCTTCAGTCACTGGTGTAAAATTTATATTGATTGGATTTCGACGATCTTCAATTTCAGAAATTGAAATACCATTTTGTTCAAGTATTGGCAGCAACACATCTAAATGATTTAGATAGCCCGATCCTCCAATACCAAAAAAGCCAACCTTACCGTCCCATCTGCCTAGTTTAAACTGAGGCATATGGCGTGCATACGGGACATCAAATTTTAATGTGTTAGAAAGTTTGCGTCGAACATCAACGTCGAGTCCTTCAAACTTAATATTAACTTCGTCTTCAATAATTAACTTAGTAGTGCCCATTTGTTCTTGTTTTTCTAATTAGGCTGAGATCCTCGTCGTAAAACACAACTAAATCAGTTGCATCAAGAGTATAAGTTTGTACAGAATTGTTTGATCTCAAACTAGATAACCCTAAAACAGCCATTGGCTGCCAATCGCTACGCAGTAGCAGTTTTGGCAGTTTATTCTTACTAATATACACAACTTTAGTACTTTTGTCAAGCCAATTGTTTAAGTTATTGTCTTTAATGAAATTATTTAGATTGTACTCTGTCTTTTTGTCATTTTCAATTCTAAACAACACAGTCTGCTCTGCGCTGGAATAAACATTGGACACAGCGTTATATATTGCAGAAACTTGGGTCAATGAGTTTTCCTCGTCCACCAGCACCAGCAAAGGAAAGCGTTGCAGTTGATACAATACTTCAACCACTTCGTGTAGTTTGTATTTTGTTGGGCTAACAGCAATCTGTCCATCTTGTCTATACAACATTTCGCCAAGCAGTCCGTTGGGTTGATCAAACTCAAAACGAGCAATACCGTAACGTTCTCTACGGTCAAAATACATCATAAGATTGCTGCTGTTTAACGGGCCCAGTTCTGATTCCATTAACTCGATTGCAGATGATCTAAAGTTACGCAGTTCGTTGTTGTATACACCCGGAATAAGATTTGCACTCTCTGCACGAACTTCTTTGATTTTTTCGTAGTGTTCGAGTAAATCGGGCTCAATGTAAAAACTTTTTTCTTTAAATTTTTCTACTACTGCTTCCGCAGTTAGTTCGTTGAATTTAAAATAATGCTCGTGAGAACCTTTTTCGTGTTTGTAAAAACGTCGTAACTTTGATGCAAGTTCTTCAATCAACACAATAGTTTTTTTGTTAAACGGAAACCGAACAGATATCATTCCGTTGCTGTTAACAGTGACAGTTTTTGTTCTGTCAACTGAACGTAGAGGCTGACGCAGTGTGTCGAGTGCTGATTCAAAATCGGCAGGTGTTTCAAACTCCAACACTATCTGTTCTTGATATGCACGTATCTTATTTTTTGCAAGTTCGAACTGAAGATCAGTTAATGCAGTATTACGAGCAATTTGTCGTGCAATACTATAAAGAATACCTTTATCAGAGACAGAGGCAATGTCAGATAGTTTTATAAACTCAATGATGTCTTCGATGTTTTTTAGCATACCTAAATTGTAACATTTTCAAGTTTGGGTGTCAATCTCTTTAACGGCAATCCTTGACGTATTTCATCTACTGTCCATTCAGTGTATGCGTAATCGTTGAGCCATTGTGCTCTGTCTGGCTTTGCAGGGTTTTCAATATCAGCAAAATCTTGCGTTGCAACATCCCATGCTAGACTACCGGGTCCTACGATTGCAGGTATTCCTGCAATAACGCTTTGTGGGCCAGGATTTGAACTCCAACTAACTGTTGTCCAAACTCTCGAGAATGCCAAATCAAAATTATCATAAGATCCAGAAATCTGTACAGGATCTTGTCTATACACATTTTTTAATCCGCGTTCGATATGCGGCAATGGACAACGAGGATGTGGTCTAAAAATTATTGGACGTTCGGTATATTGTCTAATAGTGTCGATGGTTTCAATTACCCAGTTGCTTATAATAGGCATATCTTGCCATTGTAAACTTTTGTTATGTTGTCCGCAAAGTAATACAAATTCGCCGTTGTCTTTCCAATTAGACAATTTTAAACCCAAGCGAGTAGCACGATTTTCGTTGTTGTTAGTGGGCCCAAAATAAGCATTACGATTGATTCCGTTGATGCCTACTTTCCAAGTTGTTCCTCTATGTATACCACCTATTTCTAATACTACTACGTTTCTTCCTGTTTTACGATAATAATCCCACACAGGTTTATTTCCCGACATACGCCCATTCCAAAGAACACTCCATATAACAGCAACATCGCAGTGCATGTCGCTTTCACAAACTGTATGCCCTGCTGCTACTAAACTTTGTTCAAATGCTTCAAATACAGGTTTACTGTTTAGTGCGCCATATTCTTTGAATAGACTAAATTTCATTGGTTAAATACTCCAGTATTATTTAACAAGGATTTAATATGACAAATATCACTGTGGTTACAACATTTCACCAAGCCGGCTTGGAGTTATACGGTCAACGATTCTTAGATAGTTTTGCCAAGCGAGTTGACAAACGTATCAAGTTATTGGTTTACACTGAAAATTGTAACCCAGTTAATCCCGATCCCGATCAAGTTATTATTTTAAATGCTGCTGACTCGTTGACTAAATTAAATGCGTTTAAATCACGTTGGAGAGATGTGCCCAAAGCAAATGGAAAATGTCCGTGGCCGGAGCGTAGACCAAGAGATTGGAATAAAGAGTTTAAGTGGAATGCTGTAAGATTTGCCAACAAAGTTTATGCAGTATTTGATGCATGTAACCGAAGCAGCGATTGGTGTGTATGGATGGATGCTGATACATTTGTACATTCAGATTGGAGTTATGAAGAATTTAAGAGTCTTCTTCCAGACACAAGTTGGATTACATATGTAGGGCGTGGAAAGGGTTCGCAAACTTGGCCAGAGTGTGGATTTTATGGGTTAAATTTAAAAAATGGTGTATGTCAAGAATTTCTTGTTGAATTCGAACGTTCTTACGAAGATGCTGACAACGGAATATTTTTATTAGATGAATGGCATGATAGTTTTGTGTTTGGAACAATTTTAAATCAGATGAAAAATCGTCATCCTAATGTACTTGATTACAGTGCTGAAATGTATCTAACACAAGCAAAAACAGGCGGTGGTGGTCATCCGTTGATTAATACCAAATTAGGTCAATGGATAGATCACATGAAGGGCGATCGAAAAACATTAGGAAAAAGCAAATCTTCAGATATTATGGTTAAAAGAAAAGAAGGTTACTGGCAATAATTTCTCATATGACGCCAGGCTGAGCCGTCCTCGAGTTCACTAAACTTCCAATGAAACATCGATATTCTTTCTAGCCATTGTTGTCTATCAAAATCTTCTGGATTTTCTATTTTACTAAAGTCTGTATTAGCAACATCTTTACACTGACTGTTCTCTGGGTCGGTTATAAATCCACGATATCCCTTGATAATAGGTCCTACAATTGCACTGCTATTATGATTAACCACTGCCCAGGCATTTGATAAATCGGTTTCTAAAGAATTGTTAAAATTACTGATTGATACATTCGGCAAGTTTTTTATTAAAGTTTTTTTAGGATCTAAATAAGTTTTAGACTGCTTATCTCCGGGATGAGATCTTATTAAAATTGGTCTGTTTGAATATTGTCTAATTTTTTTAATTGTGTTTAGAGCCCATTGTTGTGTGTCTATACCACTCATGCTCCACCCGCCGTTTCTTTGTAACATCAGCAGTATATGTTTGCCTTGTGTTTTTACGTTTTCTATGTTGATGTTACAATCTTTAGATATTTGTTGCCATCTAGCAGGATTTACTTTATCGTCGCAATAGATTCCTGTATTAGGAAAAACTCCGTTGAAACTATATCGTAGATATCCGTGAGGATTGATTTTGTTTGAATACAAAAACAAATTTGCATCAGCAACCACCACATACTTTTTGTTTTTTATCTGAGTATCGATTATTTGTTTTCTTAACTTTAAATGCGGCGAGGAAATATCGTCATAGACCCACCCTTGTATTACACCTACATCTGCAGGTAATACTTCGCCGTTATTTTCTATTATTCCTTCGTCGCTGTTTTTTACAACACCGGTAATAAATTTTAATAAAAGTTCTGTTTTTTGTTGATTGGTATTTTTTGCTGGAACAGTTTTAAGATAACTAACTATCTTCATTTAATATGCTCCATGCAAATCCATTCTGCATTTCAGTAGAATTAAACTGGCAATAAGACAAGTGTGCTGCAAATCGAACAGTTTCTTCTTTAGTAGGCAAATATAAACTGTTAATATCTTTGAGTGCAGTATTACATAATACAGAAGCAGCGTTTGGTGCTAATGCAATAGCCGGTACACTGTAAAGTAATGCTTCTGTTGCTGCAATGCTGTTAAATGTAACCAAGCAGTATGCATCATCTAATGCATCCCAAATTGTATTAGTCGTAACTCTTTCAGAACGATCAGGTTTAATTCTAACTTCAATTGGACGATCGGTATATGTCTTGATCTCATCAATTGTTTCCTTTAACCAATCGTCAAGATCTTTTTTGTAGTATTTCATTACTTTGTCAGATGGCGGACATATTAAAATTTTATTGCCAGTCTGACTGTTTCTGTTTTTGTATTTCCAGTTTAACTTTCTTAGTCTGTCGAGATCTCTGTCTTTTATAGGTCCTAAGTTTTGTAATGCATTTTTAGTAATACGATGATAGTCTTTTTTTGTACTAGGTTGAATATAGCCAGAATCAACAGCATAAAAATCTATTTTATTTTCTAAACAATATTTTATAGCTTTCTGGCCACTGCCGCCTAGTCCACGAATTACCAGGGTGTTGCCGGTGCCTTTTTTTAATTCAAAATTACATATACGTCCACCCGACCCCATTATAAATGATTGAAGATAAGGGTCATATTGTAATCCCTTGGCTTCGTAGTTAAATCCATCGGATGCAATTGCTGCAACTTTTATTCCCATAAACGCATCAACCTCCTTCTTAAAATCTGTGTCATCATAAATCTCATGTTCAGGATCGACCAACGTATTTAAATATGACTTTAAAATAGATTTAACAGTTTTTGTAAATGTTAAATCGTCAATTGTCTTAGGTCTCTCTAACTCTTTTGTAAATTTTTTTTTTGAACTTCTAATTCGTTTCTTAAGTATAGTCTTTCAACACGATACCATTCGTTAGCATATTCGCAGTTTTCGTATTGTTTAAACCATGGGCCACCTTCTGTATAATGTAATGCTTTAGGTGATCCGTCTTTGGGTTCTTTATACCATCCTACAAGCCAATTGTATTCGTGACTTAGTTTTCCAATTTCTTCATTGTCGAGCCAACTAAATCTATGCAAGAAGGCACCGGTTTTATGAGGATCATTTACAAAATCCTTTGTAACCTGTTTATTACTAGGATGTCCGCAGTTTATAAGCATCATGCTTGACCAATTTTTTCTTGGATATTGAGTTTGTTTCTGTCCATCCATCTTAACACCTTCTTCGGGTGTATAATCGTGCTGGGCACACATGATGGCGTATTTGTCGTCAGCTTGATCGAATATATTTTTTACATCGTCAAGAAATACAAAATCACAATCGATAAACAATGCCCATCCGTCAAAGTTGTTTAGTTCTGGAATTAAAAATCTAGTAAAGGTAAATTCGGTTGCAGCAAGAGCATCTACATCTCTCCAATACAATCCGTCTTTTCTAAGTATCTTTTGCTTTAATGGAATAACTTCAACTGGAACACTTGCAAGATTTTCTATACTTAACTTAGCAACTTGATATGCAATATCTTCTCTGCTGTCCCAACCTATGTAAACTCTTAACGGATTAACTTCTACGTTCAATATCACTCTCCACACACTCTTCGCCGTATTGCACTTCTAAAATGTGGCATAATTCATCTGTACAATTATAGGCCTTGTGCCATACTTTATTTTCTATTATGTAGCCCGAACTTAATTCTGACAATGTAATTTTTTGACTGATATTATTGTATTCTGTTTCTAAAATACATTTGCCTTTGAGAACATACCAATGTTCAGATCTTAAAAAATGTCTTTGCATTGAAAGACTCTTTCCAGGTTCGATAACTAGTTCTTTTACTTTATAGCCAGGCTTGTCGTCAAGCACTCTATACCAACCCCAATTACGCACTGTCTTTGGATTTTTCCATTCTTCTAGAATCCAACTGCTGCTATTCTTTTTGTCGTCGCCGCCCACGCTCCATGCAAATTCTACCCTTGGATGATTTCCGTATTTGATTACTTCAGGTATATTTCCTGGATTTCTGTCGCCGCCATTGGCTACAATTATCTTTGTGTCCATTCCTGTCAAGTCAAGAATTTTTTCTATACAATGATTACTGCTGCCAATTTCATCATCTTCAAAACCTAAAACTTGATCAACCATTCTAAGATTTCGAATAATGTTTGTTCTTTCTGCAAAAGGCATAAATGGTCTGCCTTTTTTTCTAACTAACCATGCGTCAGAATTTACACCAACCCATAATTCGTCACCTAATTTTTTAGCTTCTTCAAAATAAGAAACATGTCCGCTGTGTAAAGGGTCAAAGCCGCCTGAAACTAATACTATTGTTTTCATAAAAATATTTAATCAACTCCACCCGAATATGTAGTCTTTTCTGATATTGGTGATTTCTTTTGCGCCATGGTTTTTTAAATAAGTACCTGCACAATACTCTGTATCAGGATGCTGCTCAACAACAATGATGGGTTTGTATTTTAGAATGGTTTCAATACCACCTTTTAATACTTCTAATTCGTATCGTTCACAATCGATTTTAAGAAGGCCGAACTTGGGTAAATTTAAGTCATCTAAACGTTTAATATCAATAGAACCCTGGCCTGTTTCGCTAACATAACTACTACCAGTGTTTTCTGCATCGTAAATCATTTCTACTTTATTGGTTACGTTGCCCAATGCATATTTGTGTATTTCAATGTTTAGTCCTGCTACGTTACGATCCAAACAACTATATACTTGTTCTAATGGCTCAAATGCAACTACGTGATTGAACACTTTTGTTAAAGGTTTTGACCATAATCCAACATTGGCTCCTACATCAACTGCTATGTTAAAATCAGTTACATACTTATATGCTTCATCTCTAACGTCATCTTGATACTCGGGTGGCCCGCCATTTTTAATACGTTTAGCGATTAGTCTTTCAAAATGATTGTCGCTGTCTGGCATCCAATAATCATAAACTTTTTTCATACTACACCTATTAATGCATTTTTACTGCCTACATTTTCTAATTCTCGATACCCATAGTTTTTTAATATATCAAAAACAGAATTTTTTTCTTGATTATATCTCAGTGAATGACCTTTTCTTTCGTACAAAATAACAGGTTTATATTTTTTGATAGTATCAATAGCACCTTGTATAATAAATGTTTCGTATCCTTCAACATCTATTTTTATAAAATCTACATTTTTAAACTCAAAGGAGTCTAGTGTCTTTACTTTAATATTTCCATGCGATGTAGGATCAACATGTGTACTAAATGTTTTATTAGAATCAAAGTTAAGAGCAACAGTTTCTTCTTTATTTCCTAATCCACAATCATAGATACTGACATTATTTAATTTGAACTTTTTTGCATTTAACTTAAAACATTCATTAACTTCAGGTACAATTTCAAAACTCGAAACATGATCGAAATATTTTGACATATTATAGGTCATTAAACCGTAATTTGCTCCAATATCAATTGCATGACGAGTTTTTCCTTTTCCGCAATACTTAAATGCAGTTTCTAGATGATCTTTTTGGTATTCTAAAACATCTTTTAATCCGACTCTGTCAATGGCTCTTGATAAAGTGTTATCTCCTTTTAAAACACTCCATTCTTGAAAAATATCAATTTCCAATGTTGTTTCCTTTATTTTTTATTTCTTTCATTTCGAAGCATGTGTTTCTCTTGACGTATTTCTTTGCTTTCTTTTTCCCACCACCCGTCGTCGTAGTTGTGTTTATACTGGCGGAGTTTTGCATTCATTTTTTTTGCCATTAAAAATGCTTCTTCAAGTTTGTTTTCTATGTCTTGTTTAACTTGAGTATCTGGCAAATTATCGTATATTAAATCATAAAGTTCTCTATGCACTTCGCATATAGTTCTAAACTTTTGCGTTTTATCAGTTTTAAATCCTGCCATAATAACCCCTTATAAGGTAGCATCTTCCATGCCGGCTACTCTTAACTTTACTACATTAGTTATCTGCCACTGTTTTTGGTCTAACGCTTTTAAAACACCTAACCATTTGTTTCTAATAAGTGCAAATTCGTTAATAACTTTTTCGTAATCAACTACGTCTGCTTCGCCGTCGACATACTTTTCTACGTCTCGACTGCTTAATGCACGTTGATAGTTTTCAAGATATTTTTTAAAGAAACTACTACGAAGACGTCTTAGTTCAATATTAAGATATTCTAGTATTGCTTCAATTTCTTGTAGTTGATTAAATCTGTGTTCGACAATACCAGGCATTTCTGCGGCTGCTCGTTCTATATTGCCTTTTAGTTTAACTTCGAGACGAGCTGTTGCCAACTCGTCTTCGAAATATATGATAGCATTCGGTATCTCTCCGATGTCTCGAGATACTTTGCTGTACCAGCCCATTATTCATCCTCTTCGTCGTCGTCTGCGTCAAGATCTAAATAATAGTTTATAGCATAATCTAGATATTTGTCATTACCTAAAAGTTCTTTAAAAGTAATGTCATCAATACCATAATCAGCAAGCAAGTCTACAAACTTTTCTGCTGCTATATCTATTTGTTTTTTATCAAGATATTCTTTAAATAAACTCCAAATATCAGCAATTTGGGCTTCGTTCATAGTTAATTACTCCTCGTTATCAACAACTGCTTCTTTGTCAGCATCTTCGATATTTACCGAAATTGCTTTTTTATTAGGCATATCGTCCATAACGCGGTCTAGTAAATCACCTGACCAATTTTTGCGATATTCAAGAAACACTTCGCCGTCACTGGTAACATACTGATAACGGTTTCCAATTTTCTCCAGCAAACCTTTTGTTTCAAACATGTCAAACAATCCGCTGTAAGGGTCCATTCCTGTTTCGTATGGAATTTTAACCTGTACACTTTCAAACGGTTTAGCATATCTTGTTTTCATAATCTTACAGGCTGCTCTAATACCGTTGACTGTTGATGTTTTGTTGCCATCTTCGTCTTCTTTGAGTTTGAGTTTTTTCATTGCTACAACAATACTACTTGCATAGATAAAACCTGCACCGCCGGAAATCTTGTCATCCGGATCAAACATGTCTTGACTTGCATAAGTGTGATTGGTAACAACCATGCCTACGTTATAACTGCCAAACATGTTAACACAGTTTGTAACCAATGCTTTAAGTGCTTTGGCCTTACGACCCATGTCACCTTTCATGTCACCTGCTTCGAACTGGTTAAGTTCTGTAGGCGACATAAGCATACCCAAACTGTCGATTACAAACAATACTTTTGGACGATCTTTTTCGTCCATTGTTTTGTAATCTTTCATAAACAGCGAAATAGTTTTAGCAACATCGTCAATCATTGCCATGTTAAGTTTTAGCAATTTATCTTCGCTGGTATCTACACCTAGAGCGTGTAGCCATGTTTCGTCGAGTGCGTTTTCGCTGTCAATTAGAACAACAAAGATACCTTGCTCTTGTGCATTTTTTACAATGTTACCAGAACAGAAATAACTCTTGCCCGAGCCTGATTCACCTGCAAACACACTAACCTTTCCTAGTGGAATACCTTTTTTAAAGTCTCCACTGATCAAGTAGTTAAGTGCATAACTGCCTGTTGAAATCCAGTCTGTAGGATCGTGAAATCCTGCACTCATTCCGTCAATAGACTTTGTTAGACTATTGCGAAATTTTGTTGGGTCAAATGTTTTGGTTGCCATTAACTATCTCTCTTGATGGTTAACGTATCGCGAATTAAGTCAACAAGGTCGTCTTCGGTTGAACAAAGAATTTTTGCTGTAGACCACTCGTCTTCGCTGTCTCTACCTGTTGCTTCAATCATGAAGCCGTTGTCGTACATACTTATAATAAACGTTTCGCCTATTTTATTGAGTTTGTCACTGATTTTTGTAATTTTAGCCATAATTATCTCCTATGAAAAAGTAGTAGGGGATTTCTCCCCTACTGATTAACCTTGATTTTGACGTGCTCTAATCTTTGCAAGAATGTCTTGTGCGCCGCTAGCGGATGGCATTGCTGCTTCTGGCTTAGGTGCTTCCATTTTTACTGGAGCCGGAGCAGGCTCATCTTCAAAAGGGATATCGTCGTCACGTGATGCTTTGCTTGCACTGCTTGCACTGCTGTTCATAGGATCGCCAGTCTTTGCTGCAAGACCTGCTGGACGGAAATATTGGCTCCAACGATCTGGATCGTAAGGTTCTCCATCTACGCTAGCCTCAAACATTTCAGTAAGAACTTTTAGTTCTACTTCGGTTGGCTTCTTAGGAAGGAAATCAGAAAGATTAAATAGACCGTTGTTATTAATTGCTTTCATCTCTGCATCAGTTAGCGGACGAGTACGACGTGCCCAATTACTTGCACCGTAGTCTGCATAGCCACCTTTGCTTCCTTTGCTTAGACGGAAATCAACACCACCGGTATAGTCTGTTGGAAGATCTTCCAAATCAGGATCCATCAATGCTGCTTTGATTAGTTGGAAAATTTGTGGGCCGATAATAAAGCGACGAATCGGATTTTCCGCAACCGAATCTTCTTTTAGCGGATTGTCTGTAACAAAACCTTGGAAGATATAACTACGCTTTTTCCAGTACTTGCGTCCTAGTTCTTCAAGTGCCGTATCTTTGAACCAACCGCGAACGTCTGCCAGAATAGGGCAGTTTTCGCCATACATTTCCATGCAAGGAACCTGTACTTGTACCGGACGCGAATCCGTTTCTCCTTTAACTCCAGCAAATGGGAGTTTAATCATAAGGCGTTCTGCCCAGAAGAATGTGTTGTTGGTATTACCGTCTGGAAGGAAACGCAATGTTGCTGTTTGACCTTCTTGCATATTCCAAAACGGGTAAATTGCGTTATCGCCACCTGTATTAGAATTGCCTGCCGAACGTGTTTCTTGTTCTTTAAGTTTTGCGCGAATTTCTGCTAATGATGCCATAGTTTTTGCCTCCTATAAATGTTGCCTATGTGCTTAGTGCCTATAATGTGTAGCACATTGTTAATACTACACAGTTTTATTTATCTTGTCTACTGAAAAATGTCAAAAAAATGAATAAGTTAGCAGATTAATAACCTGCTAACTTTTTAATGATTTCCATTTGTGGATATGGTGAATTTTGAAGTTCTTCGGCCTGTTTAGCCATTACAGTGCTTTCAATTTTTTTCATGAATTGTGCGGCGGGTTTCACAAATTGGTCGCCGTAATCTTTTTGCACCGCGGTCAATACCGCTGTTTCGCCTTTGGGGAATTTACCTGATTCTCTATCAAAATAACTTAGAATAAATTCACTTAGTGGTATTTCGGGTTTTTTTGGAGTCATGCTCATTGGCGACATAGTTGAGTCTGTGGGTGGTGAGTATTCTGTTTCTGCTTCGTCTCTTATTGAGTCAAGATACTGCATCACCGGATACAATGTGTTTACAATTTGATTTGCAAATTGTGCGTTGCTACTTGAACCTGGCTCACGTTCCATGCCTTTGGCAACTTTACGCAATTCCATCATTGCCTTAATAGCGTCCTTTGCATTGTTGTCGATGTTTTGAAATCCTTTGGTCTTGGCTTCAATGAAGTTGTATACTTCCCATACATCATTAGCATATTCACCGGCTAAATTGCCTTCATAACTGCTTTGGCCTAATTCAATTGACTTACTGATTTTACGCAAGTTGCCTAAAACTGATATAGCATCTTTGTTTGTGTTGATGTATGCTTCACCAAAAGTTCTACGATATGAATTACTAGCCATCGAACCTTTTGAGCCTATAACTGCATTACCGTCGCCTGACAGCATAAGATCGTACATCAGTTTGATTACATCCATAGGAGTTCTTTTGCTTGCTATTGTTCTTTTAAACCATGCTACTTTTTCTGGTTTCATTGGTCTACGAGATTTAGTAGTGATAAGTTCTATTGCTCTACGCTTAACATCATCTACGTTATTCATCTTTTGTAGTTGTCTTAGATCGTCGGCTGTAAAGTTATCATCTTCTGCTTCGCTAACTTTTACGCAGTTGTCTACACGTTTGCCACCTTTCATTTTGGTGCCCATACGCTTGTAGCCTTTCCAGCATACTTTGCCGTCTACGCCTTTTTGCTTTTCTTCGCTGAGTGTACGCCAACTCGGATTGCCACAATCTTCGCACACGTGATCACTAAACTGACCCATTGTATCTTCAAACGCTTGCTCTAGTTCAAACTCTTCTCTAGTAGTGTGAGGTCTTGGCACCCTACCACTCATAGGACTGTATCCTTTGTCTTTCTTAGGAGATGGCTTAAATACGTCTGCTTCGGGTTCTTTGTTATCGGCAGAAGTTCTACGGTCAGACCTGCGATCCAACCTACGAGCAGCACTTAATGCCACAGCCGCACGGGCAGCACCTGATATTTCATCGAGATCATCTACTTCTTCTGCTACTAGATCTTCTGGGCCAAGTTCTTTGGCCTTTGTTGCTTCGCCTACTAATTTGTAAATGTACGGAAATACGTCTTTGAGTTCTTCGTTAAACTGCTTGATAGTAAGTTGATCTATCCAATTCTCAGAAACGTCATTGGGTACTTCTTCTACAACCTGTACTGTAAAGTTTGCGGCTGCTTCTCGATAATATGCTTCTTTTTGTAGGTGATGAATTTCTTTTTTAACAGCCTGGATGCGTTCATTAACTGTGTCCATATAACCTGCAAGTGTTTCAGCCATCACTGTGCTTCTACCCATGTATGTTTTGAACTTTTGTAATTTTACTGCTTCTTCACTGAGGCCTGCAACGTACTTGCCGAAATCGTCATAAGCATTACCGCCTTCACTAACGTGACGAGCCATTGCTCTAGCACCTGCTAGGTGACGGAATGGATATTTAAAACGTTCACCTTCTGGAGATTCAATATAAATTGCACCGATTTTTTGTGAACGGCTACCTACTGATTCAACGTTGATTGGTTGAGTATGCTTAATTGCTAGGCGTGCGTTTCCGATACGCTGATAACTTGTTTTGTTTGTGCCATACATTCTTGACTCGGCCATTGGTTCTTCTCCGGGGCGATTTGTTGCTAAAAATTGATAGTCTCTTCTGTTTAGATTTGACTTATTAATATCTCGTACATCAAATGGCATCATTCTTTTCTTAGCAAAGATTCTCAACTCTTTAAGAAAATTATACCAGTTGCCTTGTACTACTTCGTCCTTACCTTGTACTAGATCTTTTCCTACTACTACAACAACACCGTTTTTTTCATCTAAACTAACATTTACTTTACCAAGTTCATTGCCGGAATCGGTAAATGCAAAATCAAAGAAACGTGCATCAGATGGAACATTTGTAATATTTCCATCTCGGTCGCCGATAGTTACGCTAGGAAATCTTCCGCGAATCTTTTGAAATAGATCATTTGCTACACTACTAAGGTTCTTCATTATATGTTATTTATCAAAAACTACTGCTTATAAAGATCGGCATTGGCATTTCATAGTCGTCTTCGGTTTCGATTTGGACAAATGTATTATATATTGTTGGGTCCCAATCTTTGATAATTGTAATCATTCTTAAAGACAACATCATTGCACTTACAAGATCGTCTGTTTGTCCTTGCTTGGCTTGAAAACTACTGCCTGTGGCAATAAAGTTTTTAAGTTCGGAGATAAGAGGTTTACTTCTAACCAACAGTTGATCGTTTTCAATCATTGTTTTTAATCTAGCACATACAGTTACTTTTGAACTATGTGTTGTGTTAAAGCCTTTTCTAAACTTTCTAACATGACCTTTTCTTATTGGCTCGCTAATAAAAAGCCCAGGAATATTTTCTTCACCAAAGTCGTTGATAACAATTAGCGCGGCTTCTCCTAGTCCGTTGTTTTCTACACTCCAGTATATGTTAGAACCTCCGGATTTTGTTTCGTCAGCAATATATTGACAAATATCTTTTAGCACTCTAATTTGGCCAGGAATTGCAGTGGTGTTATGTTGCCATTCTGCAACTTGTTCGTAGGTCGGTAATTCGATAACCTGTATTGCTGCGTAGTTTCCGCCGGTACCCATAGCAGGGTCTAATGCTACAACATAACTGTATTTTGGATTAGGTTTTTTATACCAACGAGTTTGCCCCATGTTTATTATAGGACTAACGCCCTCCATTTCAGCAAGTTTAATACTGTTAACTAGTGTTTCGTCATAGATTAAGAATTCACAGCCATATTCACGACGAAACTTTTCTTCACCGATACGACCAAGTTCGGCTTTTTTCCATTCTTCGTCGCGGTCTGGATGTTCGTCCCAGTATGCTCTAAATGCATGAAATCCGTTTACACCTACTTCACTTTCGTTGCCATATTCGTCAAATTTTAGTTCTGCTTGTTTCCAAATTGTAGCAAATGTATCTTCGTCGCTGTTTGGTGTACTAGTGATAATTGCTCGGCCACCTGTTGCAAGTGTAGGCGAAATTGAGGTCCAAAACTCTTCTGCAATGTTGGGCTGCACGAACGCAAATTCGTCACAGTATAGCAATGAAATACTCATACCACGTCCTGTGTTACCAGTAGTTGTTTGGCTTACAATACGTGACCCGTTTTCAAATTCAATAAAGCCTTTGGCATAACCAGTTGCACCTGCACGAATGTGATCCGGACAAGTTTCGTAAACATAACGAACACGTTGCATGATTTCTTGTGCGCCGGTATATTTGTGTGCTGCAATAAGAATGGTTTGATCTGGGTGAAACATTGCATACCAGCAAAGATAAATTGCAGCACAAGTTGTTTTTCCTGTTTGTCGAGGCATCATGTTAATGTTAAAACGAAAACTATGATAACTGTGCAATAATCTTAACTGATATTCATAAGGTTCAAACAGCAACTTACCTTTAACAGGATGCTGAATGTAAGCAAAGTGTTTTGCAAAGTGCAAATAACCTTCTTCAGGATCCATACATTTGAGTAAATCCTCAATTTGATTTTCTGTATATGTTTCTTTTTGGTTGGCCTTCTTAACTAAGACCCCGTCTAAACTTTTTCCCATAAAATATTTAGCAATAAAAAAAGCGCCTCTTGGCGCTTTTTGTTACTTTTTAAATGGTGCTTTTTTCTTATCAGCAACAGCCTTTTTCATCGGCTCTTTTTTGTTGCCATCTTTGTCCATATCAAGGAAGTCTGGTTTTGCTGCTTCGTTGGCTTTGGAACGTGCTTCACTGTCTTTCTTCATATCGCGTATTTTTTTATCATAGGCTAGATCGAGACCGCTATCTCTCTTTTTTACAGTTTTTTTGTCTCCACTGTCTAGGGCTTTATCAAGGCTGGCATTTGCTGCCTTAGTATACGATTGTCTAGTTTTACTTGATACTTCTTTAACAGGTGCTTTCTTCTTGTCAGCAACTGCTTTTTTCATTGGCTCTTTTTTGTTGCCATCTTTGTCCATGTCTAAGAAATCTGGCTTTGCGTTCTTTTCGTTCAATGCACGATACAAACGATCTTTGATCGATTCAACAGACATTGGGTTATCACCTTTTGCTGCTGGTTTATACATATTCTTTTCACGATTAATACCGCCGCTCAAATCTTTGGTCATAAACTTATGGTCAGCATATTCTTCGTCTGGCTCGTTGATAAATTCTTCATCAGTTTCGTATTCTGCTTCCATTGCATCCGCAGCCATTGCCATTGGCATTGCTGCCATTGCAGGTCTTGCTTCACCGGATTCGATGTTTGCCAATGCACGAAGCATCTGTGCCATGTCGTGTGCTGTTGGTGCAGATAAGTTTACGCTAACTGGAGTAGACGGTGCAGACGACGGCATAGGACCACACTCAGTTACTTTAGATTTATTCTCGACAGCGTCAAGTTTTTTCAAAATGTCTAACATATTGCTCATTTTTTGTTTCCTAATACACTTTTGGAGTTTTGTGGATCATTGTTAGATTCTACTTTGAAGCCACTTTTTTCACTGCTTTCCTTACGAGCAGTTTCTAATTCTTTTAATAGATCCATTACACGAGTAGTACCTACACTGCCTTGTGCCGAAACACCGCCCATATCCTCTTTGGTTAAAAGAGTTTCATATTCGGTATTTTCTTCTACACTTTGATGTCTTTCTACCGGACTGTCTGGATTTCTAACTATAACATGACTACGTGGCACGCTGCAAGAATGACCGATGTATTCTTGTAGTATTGCTTCTGTCGTTGGATACACAAGATCTACATCAAAGTATGTAACTTCTGTATTTTCTAAGTTTGGAAAATCTAGCGGACGTTCTTGTATTGGTGTTTTTTTGCCTGCTGAAAATGTTTCTACACCGAACTTTTCTAACATTGTCTTTAAACGATCATTGATGCCTTCTGGAAGTTCTCCAGCAAGCCCTATTTTAAAACTATATGTTTTTTTAGATTCGACTAAAAAATCTTGAAATTTTTTCATTGTTAGGATCCTATTATAACTTATTTATCTTTGTTTATTCCTTTAAGGCGTTCTAGCAAACTGTTTCTGTCAGAAACAACATAGCCTTCACCTTCTGTAAAATTGCCATCATTGATTGAATCTTTGTCTTGCTTGTCTTTTTTAAGTTGTAATTCAACCATTTTAAGTTTTTTATCTAGTTTTGCAATCTTAGCATTTAAACTGGTTTGCAACATAGAGTTAGCAACTTCAAAAACTCTGCCGCTGTAACGTGCTTCCACATTCATACCTAGATCCATTAGGTCTTCATATGCTTGCATTGCTTTGTCAGACACCTCGTTTAGTTCAATATCGGCCATTTGTCCAAGGCCGTCAACTGCGGGAAGTGCAGCCGCAATCTTATCAAACTCAGCAATTTCCCTAAAGGCTTTGTCTTGTGCTCGTAGAGCGTCGGGGTCTGATTTCTTTTCTTTAACTTTTTCTTCTTTGATCAATTCTTTTGATTCAGGAAGGTTAAGTAAGTCTTCTAATTTTTTCATAATAGTATCCCATTAAGTACTACTATTATTTATCGTCTAGATCCGTTGTGGAATAGATCATTTTCATTTATAATTCTAAAGTTAATGCCATTTTGTCTGCACCAGGATCTTGCAGCATCCCATTTAATAGAATTGAGTATTGCGTGTGCTTGATTTGTTTTATTTTTTTTGGCTTCTGCTAAACTAGTTTGGTTCATCGGTTTGACTTCAATCAGTTCAGCCTGTTGTTTACCGTCAGCATCAGTATATGCAATAAAAAAGTCTGGAACATAAATTGTATTTTTTCCAGTAAAAGGATTTTTGTAAGGAATCTTAATTGCTTCACTTGCCCATTTGTTAATGCTTGGATTGTTATCACAGAATTGCATAAACGCAAATTCCCAACTACTGCGATATGTTGGATTTCTTTTACCAACATATTTGTCAGGATTCTTAACAGTGTATTTTCCTTGCGCCCACTTAGCCATTAGTATAGTATATTTCTTGCTTCTACTTTGTCGTAGTTAACTTCTGCTTTGTAACCAAGTTTGCTAAGTTTAGATCTGTTTGCATTTAAGATAGCAGTAACCAAAGTGCTTAGTTTAACTTTGTCAAACCCTTCTAGAGTATCTAATAAAGAATTAACATTAACTCCGTCAGCCTTTGCCTGTTGTAATAATATAGTAGATACACTAATTGCTGCTAATTCGTCGAATCCTCTTTTTCTAAAAAAGCCAATCACTGAATCAACTTGACTACTGGAATAAGCAATTTCGCTTGAGAAATATCTATTGAACAACAATCTTGTTGCTTTAGAACTATCGTTGTTTTCTTGTATATTTGTAATACTTGACATTGCTATCTCTTAAAATGATTTTCGTTTTGTTTCGGTAACTGCTGTTGACGCAGGTTTTTTAGGAAACAATAAATTACCTATTGAATTACTTAATACAGATTCAAGTATTCCGCTTGCTTCTTGCTTGACACCTGCTTTAGATAAATTTTGATAATTGTTGAGTGTGTTTGCACCGTTAATAATTCCAGCAAGTATGTTGCCTTGTGAAAAACTGTCTATGGTATTGTTTAATCCTGCAATAACACCGCCGCGACCAAATATACTTGTGGTGCCGCCGCCTATTGTAGATAGAGGACTAGGTGTTTTATCGTAGTGTTCTTGAGCAAAATTTTGTGGAACATTTCCTACTTCAACATAACCTCTTGAGTATTGTACCGATTCGTATGAAACACTCAATCTATTAATACTAAATTCGGAATTTTCCTGACTTACTGCATCATGCTCAAAGTTGTCAATATACGGATTAATCAGTGTAAAACAAGTATAGGATGCTCTTGCATTTCTTGGATGCAATTGATAAATTTGTATGCTATTAAAGAACGTATAACGTTTGTTTGGTTTGTCTAGGCCAAATCTATATCGCTGTGAATCTGTATTCCAATATATTGGATTTATACCATTAACACCCTTTAAGTATGCAGGAACAGTAGTTGACGGAGTTCCGTCGGTTTCTCTTCTAGTATAATTACTGTCATTGTAGTAATATCTAAAATAACTTTCCCAGAGTAAAGATGTTAATCCTGCGTTGTCGTCATGAAATTCTATAGTTACTGGTTGATATTGCACACCGGTTTGAATAATCTTTTTTCTGTTGTATTGGTTAACTGTTTGTGTTTGCATACGATATTTTGGCAAGTCTGAACTTCTTGCTAAAATGTTAATTTCACTTCGGTAAGGATATAACGTATCACTGATTGCATAAGGATTAATATTTAATACAACATGATAGAGATGTTTAAACTTTGGAGCAAGACGCATGTTGTTGTCAACATAAAGTCTTGCCGCATGTTGGTAGTCTCCTAAGTTGCCTTTAGGATTTTGTACAGAGTTAAAAAAGTTATCAAAAAAACCGTTGAATATCGACATACTGTATTTATCTATTCGATTAAGTGCATAGATAATAGAAAAGGAGGAATAATATCCTCCTTTTCATGGCAATCATTTTATTTGTTATTAGCGGCCAGCGCCAGTTGCGGCAGTGCTTACATTACGTCCGACTGTTGTGCCTAGGCCAGTGCCAGTTGGAGTTTGTACAGCGTTGTCGTATTGCATAGTTAATGCAATTGTTACTGGTTCGCTTGTTGCATAGTTTAGTGTATTATAGTTTGCTTCACTAATGTAGCAACCATAGCACTCCCAAGTTTCAAGAACAGTAGGTGTAAATGCACCGTTGCCGCCATCTAGAATTTCGATACGAGTTAAGAACTTGTAGTCAATACCTGATGCAGCACTTGCTTGTTCCATGAAATCAAATTGCTTTTGTAGTTGTTCACCAACAAGTTTTTGAACGTTGTTGTTAACATCTTCACGTAAGTTAAGTGTTAGTGGGTTCCAAGTATGCTTACCTGCTAGGTTTACTTTTGAGTTGTAAACATGAACTTCCATGTTTTCAAATGTTAAGTTTGGTCTTGTTACATCCATAACCTGCTTTGTAAGTTCAGTTGTTGGAGTACTGACACCAAAGTTTTCAAGCGTAACACGAAAGCGGTATTGAAGTTTTGGCATTAGCAAACCTTGACTGCTTGCGCTGTCGTTGGTTGCTAGTGGAACAGTTAGTTTTGTTAATGATGAGATTGCCATATATTATTAACTCCTTATTACAAGTATTTATCAATTGTAGGGGGTATCTTTCAACCCCCTATAATCTTAAAGACCTGCAATTTCTCCTGTGTTCTTAAGACGTAGCGGAATATAAATAAATTCAATTGCCTTAACTGGTTCAATTGCAATATCTACATACAGTTCGTTTCTATCAATTCTACTTGGTGTGTTGTTTGTTTCATCACACACAACTAGATAGTCGTAAAGTGCTCTTAAGCCTACAAGTTCAACCAATAGACTTTCTACCTGCTGTTTGATTTCATCGCGTGTAATTTTGTCGTTTGGTTCAAATATATAAGGCTTTACAAGTGTTTTTAATTGGCTGCGTAGATAAATTACAAGACGTGCTACGTTAACTCTATCTAGAGCACTTGCATTTCTTGCACGAGTCTTTTGACCATAAACTACAAGACCTGCACCGTTAAGGAACGTGATTGGGTTAACGTTGTTTTGGTACAATGTGTCTCTTTGTCCAGTGTTAAGAGCAGTGCTTATAAATTCACCTTCACTGTTTAAGTAACCTGTTGCAGTTGCGTTAGTTACACCACCGCGACGTGTACCAGCAGGAGCAAACCATGGATATGCAACTTGGTCATTGAGTGCAATAACACGCAATACCATGTGACTTGGCGGTACAACAATGTTGTTGCCTGCATTATCGCTACTAAAGCCCCATGGATAGTAAACACCTAGATATTCGTCTCTGCTTACTAGTCCGGAGTCGTTATCCTCTACGGCGCTGTTAACGTTGGTTGCCCAGTTGCTAATTGCAGTTGTAGTCGGTTGCAATCTTGCAGGACTATCACCAACAACAAACGCTGTTAGGCCTCTGTCATTATTTAGACTAATCAATTCACCAATTAGTTCTGGATATCCAGGGCAAGCAATTAGGTTGAATATTCTTGATTCATCATCTCTAACATCCTGATTGCTGTTTACACTTGCTTGTAGAGAACGTACAACTACTTTGCGTTGTGCATTTAATCCAAACGATCCTGAACCGTCGTCATTGTTTTGTGATTCAGTAACCCAACGGTGTGGATAGTAACCACTCATTGATTCGTCACCGACTCTAGTATTTTCACCATCAATATCGATGTAGTTACGCTCAAAACGCTTCACGTTAAATCCGCTGCGACGTAGGTTCCATAGCAACATACCGCGTGGGTATAGTGACGGATCTGGTGCATCAGGATCGAGATAATCACTCTCAAGTAGTTCTGTGATTTCGCCAGCAACATCGCTGTTTGCGCCAGCAGTGTTATAACGTGCATCAGCAAATAATACACCGTTTTCAGTTGTTTGATCAGTTTTATCAATTAGTACCCATTTGCTGGTTACACTGCTATAACGATAAATTTGCGGATAGTTTTGTATGTCTGCGGTAGAGATCCATAGATCACCGTCAACTAAGTTGCTGAGATCTGAACGGTCGCCGTTTATAGGTTCTGATGCGCCAACAATAGGTCCGGCTGGGTCAGTTAGAGGATAAACTTCTCTATATCCCTTCCAAATAGTGCCGTTGTGTACCATGATGTCAACTTCGTCATTAACACTGCTATACCATAGAGCACCATCTGCAGGAATAGTAGTAGGTGCAGTATCTTGTGCGTCATAAACCAACGCCTTCCAAAGTGTTGCTACAAACTGCTTTGGCGAAGTACTAACATCAGTGCCTGGTACAAAGTATAGATTTGTAGTTGTTGTTGAGATTGTTGCATCAAATGGTGTAAAGATATTATCAAAACCGCCAGTAGTATCAACTATTCTAATTTCTCCGCCAGTTGCATGTGAAATTACAACTCTGTTTTGACTATCAACTGTTGCTGTAATATTTGTAAATCCTGCACTGTTAATAGCATTTGCTAATGTATCTGCGTCTGTTCCTACGTTTCCTGAAGTAAACGAGATAGTTTTAGTAGTTAGCGTACTAACCCCTGTTGTACTTTCTGACATATCAAATGTGAAAGTACCAATTGGGAAAGAACCTACTGCAACTCTGCTACTAGTAATAGTAGTTGCACCTGAACCATTTTTTCTAAAGATTTTAAAATCTGCTAGAGTATTAGTAGCCTCTGAAGAATTATACTGTATGTATAGAGATCCTTCGGCAATGTTTGCGCCGCCACCAGTGCTGTCTAATCCATAAATGGCTGAGTGATTAGTTGCGTAGATTGGAGAGTTAATTTTTGTCCACGAATCTGTATCGGAACTGTAACGCTTAACATCCCAATTTGCACCTAGATTTGGAGTTGTAATCTTAACCCAAATAGAACCTGTTGGACGTGGCGAAACGTCTGCTGTTTTAAACGCAGGAACTTGTGTGTGAGGTGATACTTGAATTGATGGTGGATAATATAATCTAGGCTGTGTAATGCCCAGTGCAGAAAATGTTGCATCATCACCAAATAGTTCAATTACATCGCCATTTGAACCGTTATAGAAAAGATTTAGTCTACCGTTTGTAACACTAGCAGTAATACCATCTGCTACTAGTGCGCTGTTTGCATTTATGTCTGCTGCTAGTTGTGCTACAGTTGTACCTGTTGTTATGATTTCATAAAGTGTTGCACCACTACTATCTGCTGTTAGACTGATTCCAAAAACTTTTCCAGTGGTTAGTGTTGGATTAGCAATAGACGCAGTTACAAATGGAAAACTTGCTTTCCACGCTGCGCTTCCAACTGCAACCCAAGTACCTGCAGAATTCTTATACCATAGTTTATTAGTATTTGTAACAGCAACAACAGCATAGTCACCAATTGCACCTACACTACCTTTTGGTGTATAATTTGCACCACTGAAGTTAACTACTTTGGTTGTGTCTGTGATAACCAACGGAACTTTATTTACAAATGTTTGTCCACCAGTAACGTTTGCAGCATTGCCGTTCCACTCAAATACACCGTATAGCGAGTCATTGGTGTCAAACCAGTATGCACCATTAGTTGGCTTGCCGGCAGTTTCTGTTGCACTAGCAGTAAGTGCAGAAAGGTCTAGATTTGCTCTTACAACATATGCTCTGTTTGAAACACCAAGGAATGAGTACGCTGCTTGAAGACCATATTCGTTTTGTTCGCCGCCGTGTATTGGATTGTTATTAGCATCTGTATAAAACAGTGCATCGCCAAATGTTTCAGAAAGTTCTCTCTGTGATGAAACCAAGTAAACTTTACCAGCGTTTGATGCTAGTGTACCGGGTGCAATACCAGTGCCTCCTGGATTCGGTTTATTTGTTTGAGTTGCGATAAAAATAAGAGGTACAGTACCCGGTTCGGCCGGAGTATAAAAACTCTCGTCGATAACGCTAACCTGTACGCCTGGTGATACCAATGCCATTGTCTATTCTCCTTGTGGATCTTTGCTTAATATTATTTAGCATATCCATCGAGAAAATACTCGTTACAACACCAAAAAAAGCGTAGTTTATAATATGTGATTAACCAACTGATCTATATTACGTTCTAATTCTGCTAAAGAACCGTTGTTATCAATTACATAATTTGCCATCCAAATTTCAAGACTCATAGAAGTTGGAGGTTCTGGAGGCAAATAATCTGACCTATCAACCCAAATTGCATAATCAAATACGCCTGTGTTACGCATTGCATGAAATTCTGCTTTGTTACGTAATCCGCAATAGATATCATGTTCTTCGAATATTTCTCTACCCAGTCGTGCTGCGTCAGGACGACAATAATCACGAATCATTTCATACCATTCTTGGCGATGATTATGACGATCTGCGTAGCATTCTTCTTCGTTATAATATCCATAAACGTTTTTTAGACGATCAAAGATAAATCGCTTACTACAAAAACGACTAGAAGATTCAAAGTTAAATTTGTATTTTTCTTTTAAAATTTCGCAGACTGTGTCTTTACCATGTCTGCCGTGTCCGATTACTAGTAATTTTTTTCTCATAATGTATATTAAAATAATTTTAGATATTTGTCAACCAAACGTTATTAGGTCCTACATCATATTTTTTTATAACTTCATTTACAGCACGATTAACACCAGGAAAGTCGATATCATGTCCGGTTAACAGGCCGCCGTTTTTGAGTTTAGGTGCGTATGCTGCTATGTCTTTTTTAACCCATTCGTAACTGTGGTCAGCATCTATAAAAACTAAATCTAAACTGTTATTGGACATACTGTTAGCACCCTCAACACTTAATGCTTCAACAGGTATTAATCTTCTACCGTACTTTTCTTTAATTTTGTTATTATAAAAACCTGCAATACTTTTGTCAACAGCATAGATTGTTAAATCAAGATTTTGGTCTAGCAGATGAAAGGTAGTGCGGCCGTCTCGAACACCCACTTCTGCCATTGTTTTAACATTGTGTTTTTTTATTAACCAATCAAGAAAATAACGTCTATTGCTTTTACCTGTCCAGGGTACAGTTATATCAACTGCTATACGAGGTCCTTTAGCCAATTAAAAATCCATATCCGTAGCCGCCAGCAAGGCCTAGTGCTACTTCGTTATCTAACTTTTCCATTTCTGCTTGTGCTTCTGCTTTAAGACTCGCACCATTAAGCGAAGTACCACCTTGCGGGCCAGCAATAGTAGCAAACTTTTCACGTGCTTCCCCTAGCATATACTTACAACTTGCAAGTGTGTAATCTTTGATCCACTGTTTTGATAGATAATCTACTAACAATTCACTGTCCGGTCTATGATTATAGCAGAACAATAGAATTTCTTCACCGGCTCTGGGACGTTGCAACAACGTCATTTTTCTAGTTGCTGGGTTCCAGGTAAATTCAATAAAACTTCCAAACATACGTCCTACCAATTCTTGTTGCTGTGCAAAAAGTTCGTAAGATAACAAGCCGCCCATTCCAGACCCTGCAAGCAAGTATGTATTTGTGTAAGCCAAGTTAAACGGTTCAAACAAACTACTGCCATCGCCGCCACCACTGCGTGATCCTACACTACGTCTAAAGCATTGACGAACTTCTACAATTTCATGTGGTAAAATGTATTCGTTTTGATCTTCAACTAGTTTGAGCGTTATATAACTTTCTTCTACTGAGTTTCCGCCACGCTGTCTATATCTAGTAAGTGCTTTTGTTAATGCAGTATTATAGTGTATTGGATCTAGTTCTACATCAACCATTCCGCCGCCAAGGAATGTATGAACATAATCAAATACTTCTTGCTTTAATGTTACTAAATTATTATCAGCCATTGTGATTCTCCTAAACTATTTATCGTTTATATTAGGCTAAATATTGTATGCCAAGACTATCTCTTTATAGACCCGAAAAAAGCAATGATTATGAATTCTTAGATAAAGTTATCTTGGAACAATTTTCTATTGGCGGTACTGACATTTACTTACACAAGTATTTAGGTCCAAAGAATCCTCAAACAGGCCAAGGTACTGCGGATCAACCAACCTACGATACACTGGATCCTCTTAATATACAAGACTTGTTATTTTTAGAAAATAGAGATAGAGAATATGACCAAGATATCTATAGAATAAGAGGCATTTATAATTTACAAGACAACGATTTTAATCTAAGTCAGTTTGGATTGTTTTTAAGTAACGATATTGTTTTTATGACTGTCCACATTAATTCAACTGTTAAGACACTGAGTAGAAAAATTATTTCAGGTGATGTTATTGAACTACCACACTTGGCTGACGAATATGCTCTCAACGGGTACGACCTTGCACTTAAACGATTTTATGTTGTTGAAGAAGTCACCCGTGCGTCTGAAGGTTTTAGTCAAACTTGGTACCCACACTTGTATAGATTAAAGTTAAAACAACTTGTTCCAAGTCAAGAATACCAAGACATACTGGATAAGCCCGCTGGAGAAAATACAGGTACAACCATTGGTGACTTACTAAGCACCTATAATAAAGAGATTGAAATCAACGATGCTGTTATTGCTCAAGCAGAAGCAGATGCAGGATTGAGTGGTTACAACACTAGTCATTTCTATACATTACAAGTTGATGAAAACGGAAAAGCAGAATTAGTCACAGCCGATTTAACCAATCTAGATGCTAGTGCTTCCAGTGAGTTTGCAGATAGAATAAATCAAACTCCGGTAAGAGAAGGATATTCGGGATACTTACTAGGAGACGGTTTTGCTCCCAATGGTGAAGCGTTTGGAAGCGGCATTACATTTCCTCAGGCGGCAATCAAAGGAGATTACTTCTTAAGAACAGATTTTATGCCTAATAGACTATTTAGATTTGACGGGAGCAGATGGGTGAAGGTTGAAGACAATGTAAGACATACACTTACAAATAGTGCAATAAGAAGAACTCAAAAAGGTACATTTATTAATAATACAAACACAGATACAATCTGCGGCGATACCATAGACGAAAGACAAAGCCTAAGTAAGGCATTGAGACCTAGGGCAGATAACTAATGAGTTTACATTTTTACGACGGCCAAATAAGAAGATATATAACACAAATTATTAGACTGTTAAGTAATTTCAGTTATCAACAAAGCGATGGCACACTAAAAAGAGTGCCAGTGTTGTATGGTGATATATCTAAACAAGTTGCTGCACTAATTCAAGAAAACAGTGAAAATAAAATGCCGTCAATTCCTCGTATGGCTGTATATGTTACCAATCTTGAAATGGACAGAAATAGAACCAGTGATTCAAGTTTTGTTTCTAAAGTACACATTAGAGAACGTGCATACGACGAAGCAGGAAACGAATATTTAAATACTCAAGGACGTAACTATACAGTTGAACGTTTAATGCCAACACCATATACGTTAACTGTACAAACAGATATTATTACAAGTAACTTTGACCAAAAACTACAGATTATGGAACAAATACTAATGCTGTTTAATCCTAGTCTTGAGATTCAAACAACAGATAACTTTGTTGACTGGACTAGTTTAACCACTGTTAATCTAGAAAATATAACATTTTCAAATAGAACTATTCCAGTTGGTACTGAATCTACCTATGATGTATTTTCTTTAACTTTTGCAACTCCTATATATATTTCGCCGCCTGCAAAGGTTAAACGTTTGGGTGTTATCACAAATATCATTACTAGTATTTTTACAGATTCAGATGGAAATATAGAACTAGGAATCAACGATGGGAATAATCTCGAAGTCGTTGAAACTAGAGAATTAACTGATGCTGACGGTAATACTGAGAGATTGGTTGACTATGGACAGTTTCCTAATGTTGGTACAGGCGAAATTGATATTAATGTTAAAAGAACTCTTAGACCCATCCAAGCAGGTGCATCATCAAGTAATACAACATACCTTAGTTTAGGATTGTATGTTATTAATAATAAAGCATATATTATCGACAAAGGGTCCATCGGTACATTTAATTGGACTGCACTAGCAGAAGCATATCCGGGTTGTTACAAGCCTGGTATTAGTCAAATTAGATTATTAAAATCCGATGGAACATATATTGTAGGTTATATAACTGTTAATCCGTTAAATCAAACAGAACTCTTTGTAGACTGGGACGAAGACACCCTTCCGAGCAACACTGTTCTTACAGGCCCAGCAAGAAACCCAAATAGTTATACAAGTATTGATTATATTATTGATCCACTGCGCTGGAACCCAGAAACACGACTTGTATCAGGACTAAGACTTCTTACACTCGGAAAAATAGGCAACGATGCAAACGACGACGGTGCAGATGGGTGGAAAGATCAAACCAGTCCGTTTGGTGATTTAGTTGCAGGTGAAAATGACATCATAGAGTACGACGGCGAAGAATGGCATATAATTTTTGATGCTAGTACAGCAACTGAAGAAATCTATATTATTAACTTAGCAACAAATTCTCAATACAGATGGACCGGTGAGTTTTGGACCAAGAGTTACGAGGGTGAGTGGTCACAAGGAGCATGGATGCTGTTCCCCGAAGGCTAATTATTTGTATGAAGAAAATAATTTGCTCCGGTGCTCTTTTCTATACGCTGACCACTAATCGTTTTTTATTGTTACACAGAACTCAAAGTAAACAAAACAACGTTTGGGGACTGGTTGGTGGCACCAACGAAACTACCGAAACTCCTTGGGAAGGATTAAAACGTGAAATCCAAGAAGAAATTGGTATTATACCCGAAATAAAAAAAGCAATACCCTTAGAAACTTTTGTTAGTAACGATGAGCAATTTTTATTTCATACGTATTTGTGTGTAGTTGACAGTGAATTTATTCCACAATTAAACAGCGAGCATGATGGCTATGCTTGGGTTAGTTTTGGTAAATGGCCAAAACCTTTACACACAGGCTTGGCCAATACTTTAAGATCAAAAACCAATCAGCAAAAATTAGAAACAGTTTTTAAACTAATAGGCATGTTTGATCAAACTGTTCTTTAAGCCAGTCAAAGTTGTTGATCATTTTGAGTGCTTCAAGATTGCCTGTATTTGCCAATCCGTAAAGTTTTCCTGCATTTGCACCTGCAATGCAGTATTCACCAAACGGTTTATCTTGACCTCTGGTACACCAAACGTTTAATCTAAAATCAGTTTCTTCGTCGAGTTGTCCGTTGATAGACTTACTAGCAAGTTTAACTGTTTCTCTAAAAGCACTGCGCCAAGTGCTAAACGGGTCTGTGTTAAATTTAGTAATGTTGCTAATTCTATTAATACTTTTAAAGTAAGGTGAAATACTTGTAGTCATGTCCGGCTTTGAGGTATCCATATTTAGAGTTAGTTCTCTTGGTAGTAGTTTTACAGCACCGTAACCGTAAACAAGACTGTTTATAGGATTTTGTGCTTTCCATACGTGTACAGTTTTGCGACTGTCTGGATCGTATGCAGGAACATAATAATCAAAATTAAACTTGGGAATAATTTCTGCGTCAGCGTCAACGATCCAAATCATATCAGTAGAGCATAATTTTGCTGCCGCAATATGTGCGTTGTGTACACCTTTGACTCCATGCACACGCTTTGCTCTCGAAAAACGTTCCAACAACTTTGCATAATTTTCGTCTGCATCTTCTTCGTCGTTGCTAATAAACACAATGTCGTAAGGTGCAGGTTCGCTGGCAATAACATCGTATTGTTTTTTATTAGCAAAGAAACGCATCTTAATTTCTTTTTCTGTAACAAATGTCTTTTTAGAAATCAATGATACACCGTCATAGGCAGTTCCATTCATGTACACATGATTGATTTCTCTTTCAAATTTTTCATAATGTGGAAAATATAAATCAAAAGCAAAGTCCGATTTTACATTTACTTCTGGAGGAATCATCCAAAACATGTTTGTTTTAGATTTTTCAACTGCATCGATATAATCTTGATATGTATCAACACTAAACTTTTCATATTGGCGAGGCGTAGATGCAACAATATCCCAGTCTTTTTTATTAATGTAAAACCTGTTTTCAATTTCTCTTTCAGTTACTGGCGAGTGTTTACTGAACAACACAATTCCGTCACGATGTTCGCCGTTAAGCATAACATGATTTATTTTTCTATCATATTCATTATCGTGAGTAAAATATAAATCAAAATCAAATGTTAGTTCAACATCATTGGGTATTCCCCAAAACATTTCTGTAGAGGATTCTTCAAATGCTTTAAAATAATCAACGTAGTTGTTGATTACAAAACAATTGTATTGTTTTTTAGTGCTAGCAACAATGTCCCATTCTTTTCTATTAACTATATGTCTATATTCAATTTCTCTTTCGGTAAGAGGAACATGTTTACTGCATAAGAACAGGCCATTGTAGTATTTTACATCATCGACTAGATGAACAAACACATGATTTTGTTTACGGTCATATTCGTTATCATGTGTAAAGTAGATGTTGGGTACAGTAGCAGAGATATTTCTACTGCTCATCCAAAACATTTCTGTAGTAGAATTTTCAAGAGCAAAAAGATAGTCGTTATAAGAATCTATTTCAAATACATCATACTTTACAAGACTACTGCCTACAATATTCCATTCTTTACGTTCGGCTGGGAATCTATGTTCTATTTCACGTTCTGTTAATATTTTTTTCTTGCTTAACAATAACAACCCATTATATAGGAGGTCAGCATCGACTTTATGTTCAAAAGCATGATTCTGGTTTCTATCAACAGTGTCGTGATGAGATATATAAAATGTTTTAATTAGTTCTTGATTAACAGATATGTTTTTGCTGCCTGCCCAAAACAGATCTGTAGAGGATTTTTCTAATGCTATAAGATAATCGCTGTAGGATTCGATGTTAAAGTAATCAAAAGATTTAGGAGTACTAGCAACTATATTCCATTCTTTTTTAGTTATATAAAATCTATAATCGATTTCTTTTTCAGTTAATTCAACGTGTTTACTAAACAACACAATGCCATCGTAGGTATCGTTATTTAAAAATACGTGTGTAATATTTCTATCATAAAAATTTTGATGTTCAAAATATAAATCAAAGTCGTAATTGATTTCTACGTCAGATGGAATTCCCCAAAACATTTCGGTTGAACTATTTTGTTTTGCATTTAGATAGTCTTGATAATTGTTAATTATAAACTGATTGTATTTCTTTTTTTTACTGCCTACAATGTCCCATTCTTTGCGTTCAGCAGGAAATCTATGTTCTATTTCACGTTCAGATAATAATTTATTTTTACTTAATAAAAATAAACCATTATACAATTTACTGTCAACAACATCATGAACAAACGCATGATTTTGATTTCTATCAACAGAATTGTGATGTGATATGTAAAACGCTTTGATTAATTTTTGATCAGTATCGATATTTTTACTGCTTGCCCAAAATAAATCTGTAGTAGATTTATTTACAGCATCTAAATATTCATCAAAAGAATCTATCTCAAAGTAGTCAAAAGATTTAGGAATACTAGCAATCATATCCCATTCTTTTTTATTTGCATAAAATCTATGACTGAATTCTTTTTCTGTAATTGGAGAATTTTTACTAAACAGTGCAATGCCATCGTAATCAGTTCCGTTTAACCAAACGTGATTTATATTTCTATCATACTGATTTTGATGACTAAAGTAAACGTCAAACTTAAAATCTTCACTTACAACCACGTCGTCTGGAATAAACCAGAATAGGTCTGTTTTTGAAGTTTGTATTGCATCAAGGTAATCTTGATACGTTTTTAAATAAAATTGATCATACGGTGCAGGGTTGCTGGCAATAATGTTAAGTTCTTTTTTGTTAGCATAATACCTATACTGCTTTTCTTTTTCTGTAGGCTGATAACTTTTTGGAAAGAGTGCAATACCATCTCTAGTTTCTTTGTTGCCATTGCCAAGTACATGAGTGAACTTATGACTCCAGTCGTCTGGAATATATGAAAATTTAAAAAAGTCAGAAACTATAACATCATCAGGAACAATCCAGAACATGTCAGTTGAACTGAGTTTTTGTGCATCGTCTAAGCAATCAACCGCAATAGTATTTGGAAATCTACTTTTTAATTTTTTCCATGCTTCGGTATCGGTGTTGCCGCCGAAGAATATATCAAAGTTATCTTTGCCTTGTAATACATCATAGATGCCACAGATAAAGTTTTTTGTAATTTTATATTCTGTTTTAATTTTTGTCGGTACAAGTTTTACTTTGTTCCAACTTTTTACTCGCTTGCTAGATTTATATACATATGGAAATAGATAGATTGCGTCTTCAGTTGGCTTAAACCACCAAGGAAATTCTCTTAGTGTGTTAATGGTTTGATCAACTATCCACACATAATCATGTTCATGTTTGTATTGCTCAACAACAGACAAGTCATTGGTATTATCGGTCAGATGTATAGGATATTTGTATAAAATATGATTTTTTAGTACATCTTGACTGTTATAAATTGTTTGGCCAAAACGTTGAAATTTATCTATTGCTCTCATTTGTTTCTTCTATCAAATAGGCTTTGGTTCCGTAGTGTGCAACTTCATTGCTTAAATCTGCATCTACGTAAATTTCAAATCCAGTATTGTTTGCTTGGCTACAAAAGTAGATATCTTCGCCACTCAAGTCTTTGGTATCTTCGTTCCATATATATTGAAACCACGGCTTTGGTAGATTTTCAAATACAACTCGAGAGACTAACATACATCCCATTCCAACAGCAAATACTTGATGTAAACCTGTTTTTGCAGCAAGACGTTTATCTAGATTGTTGTTGTCTAAAAATGCAACACTGCGTTGCGGCTTTATTCTTGTGCTGTACGTTGCTGCACATATTTCTTGATTGTGTTTTTTTAAACGTTCAAAAACAGTTGCAGGAAAATGCATATCGCTATCTAGCCACAGTATATAGTCTGCTTTTTTTTCTAATGCTGTTTCTGTTAATGTGTTTCGTTGTTGAGGAATTACCGAACCTAAATTAAAAATAAGTTCGTAATCTACATTATCTTTTGCTAAACGTGCAGTAAGATTTGCCAGACATTTAGCAAATCCTACCTGCACAGTATCTCTAGCAGGAACACATATTGCTAGTTTCATTAGATTAGTTCGTTAGCAACCATGTCCAAGTTTAATTCACGTTCTGCTTCGGCAGTAACGTCATTTAGTTTTCTTGCTGTGCCTGTGGCAATCTTTACTGCTTCTCTAAAATCATCAATTGGAAGTGCTGACATTTCAAGCATGTGTTCTGGTTGAACTTTGCCAAGAGTTAGCAAATCTACTGCGGCTTTTTTACCAATAGCAGTAATCCAATGCAATCTATCATCTGCTTCTGCTCTTGCCATAACAGCACTTTTTTCTTCGCCATCAAGGACTTCTGTTTCATATAGTTTTAGATCTTCGTCTGCTAGTTCAAGCGAATTAAGTTTAGTAAGTTTTCTAGCCTTGCTGTATTCGTTTGCTAGAACGACATTGAAAATTTGATATTTTGTGTACATTATGTGCTCCTTAAATTGTACCTTGACCGCCAAAGGTAGCACTCATTGCTATGGTAGTTCCGACACTGATTCCAAGGAATGTTCCTAGATTACTCATTGTAATAGGTGTAGTGGATCCTCCGAAATAGTTTCGGATTTCTAACATAGTAATTGTACTGCCTGTTGGAGGTAACGCCATTTAACTTCTCTGCTTATTTAATATTAGCACATTATTTACTTTTGTCAAGTAGAGTAGCCGGTAAAAACCGGCTACTCATTATTTATCGGCAAGTTTTTGAACCATTGCACGTAGTTCATCAATTTGCTTTTGTTGCTCTTTAAACACTTCAATGAACAAGCCGGCCATTGCACCGTAGTTAACAGTCTTAGTGCCGTCTTCTAGTGTAGTAACAACTTCTGGAACGTATTGTTCTATTTCTTGTGCAACTACACCCATGTAGACTCTGTCTTTGTCTTCAAGGTCTGTTCTAGTATAGTTTACACCGCGTATGTTCAATACTTTTGTTAACGGATCTGCAATAACAGTAATGTTGTCTTTTATTCTAGCATCAGAATATGCAGTAACTTCGTTTGTTGCAGTAAACGCACCGGCACCGGTTAGTGTTGCTGCAAGGGTAGTACCACCGTACCATTTGAAGCCAGCACTTCCTGTATCTACAGAATACCACATATTAGATGCTTCGATACCTATTGCAAAATCTACTGATGCAGCACCCACGTTTGGATACAATACTAACTTAGTACCTGCACTTCGAGTTGTAAATGCAGGTGCAGCAATGCCATTGACATTCCAATCAATTCTATTACCAGTTGCTCCGTTTAAGTATATTTGGCCGCCACCTGTTGCTGTGCTATTTGCAAGGGTTGAAATAAGTCGACCGGTTAATGTGCCGCCTGCTAAAGGTAACTTTGTGCTATCGGTGCCAACTACGCCAGTCAGCCCACTACCGTCACCTGTGTATGATGTAGCTGCAATAGTGCCACTGATGTTAATGCTACCTGTGCCGCTTAGTGTGCCGCTAAATGTATCATTTGCATCACTGCGTAAGAAACTACCCGAATCAATTCCATCGACTGTGTCAGCATCTAGTCCGGAACCCGATCCGTCGTTTGCAGCGTGCCATACAGTGCTGGTGTTAGTACCGTCAAAGAATTGAAGACCGGTTGTGCCAGTTGAGAAGTCAATACCGCTTGCACTTCCTTCGTTTCTTATACGGAAAGTTCCGCCGTTTACATATTGTATGTAACCTCTACGTGTAGTAGTTTGATACAAGCTAATAAACGGACTGCCAGTTGCACCGCTATCACCAAATCGCATTTGTTCGCCGCTTAGACTTGTAGTAATCAATCCAGTGACTGTATCGGTTGCGTCGCTTCTTACAAAACTTGCACTGTCGATACCGTCTAATGTTGCAGCATCTACGTTGGTTAATCCACTACCGTTACCAGTAAATATATCTGTACCAATATTAATACTACCAAATCCGCTGGTAATTTGACCTGCGTCTAGAGCACCAGTTCCTGTGATGCCAGTATAACTACCAGTCATTCTAGCACTGGGTACAGTACCACTGGACAAGTTACTAGCATCAAGAGTAGTTAATCCACTGCCGTTACCGTTTAGTGTACCACCGACGTGTAGGTTACCGCCAACACCGACACCACCAGTGATAACAACAGCACCACTAGTTGTATTAGTTGACACAGTGCTGTTTGTAAATGTTGATGGTCCATCAACATTTAAGTTACCATCAACATCAACATCGTCAGTAAATCTTACTACTGAAGTTGCAGCACCAATTACCACACTAGATGCACCGCCTGCAAAGTTTACAGTTGTTGCGTTAGCATTTACTAAGTTAAATGTTGTAGCAGTTGTGGTTATATCACCACCGTTAACTGCTAAATCAAGTGTAGTGGTTAAGTTATTTCTAACAGTTGTGGTACCGCTTGTTTGAC